CTAGCTCTGAATTGCCGACGGCAATTGCTCTCCATTTCGTTCAATGTGGGGGGCGGCGTGGGAATCAAAGACGGCTAAAACATCCGCCAGCATCTGCGGCGTGGGGTTGACGTAGCGGTAGGTTGTCTTGATGTCCGCGTGACCGAGAAGCCGGCTGACCGTCGTCACCGGAATGCCCGCCTGGATCCACCTGGTCGCCGCTGTGTGGCGCAGATCGTGAAAATGCAGGCCAGTGATCCCGGCCCGGCGGCAGGCCGACGTGAACGACTTTTTGACGTTGTCTTCGATCCCGAACACCAGCTCCGCCGACTCGCGTCCGACCATCAATTGCTGAAGCTCAACCAGCAAACGACGAGTAATTGGAATCGCTCTGCTCTGCTGCGTTTTCGTGTGCGTTGACCGAAGCCGGATTATTCGCTCGAGTAGATTCACGTCGCCGGCAGTCAAGCTGAGAATCTCGCCTTGCCGCATCCCGGTGTCGAGCGCGCAAATGACTATCGCCTTCAGGTGGGCGCGGCGACCCGTGCACTCGGCAAGTAATCTCACTTCTTCTTCCGGCGCCAGAATTCGTTCGCGCCGGTTCTCGTGCGCAACTTCGATCAATGGCTTGCCGGATTCAAACGGGCTTCGATCAATCCAGCCTTCCTGCTTGGCGACATTGAACGCCCGGCGCAGCACAGCCAGCTCGCGATTGACGCGCGCGATCGAGCGTTCGTCGCCGCGCCAGGTGGGCGTGTTCAGTCGTTCGCGCCTGAACTCTTCCACGTCGCCCCAGGTGATCGAGCGGACCAGGCGCTTGCCGAAATACTCGCGCCCGACTTCCAACATTTGCCGGCGGTCTTTCCACGTCCGGACGCCGCTGATTCTTCGCCCGTCGCGCTCGATCGGTTCAACGAAATGCCGATCGCGCACGTGGTCAGCCAGATCGCTGAAGGTCATTTTCTGGCGGTCGCGAGCTTTGTCGCCGTGGCGCTCGAGTTCCCTGACCCAATCGTCAATCAGCCGGTAGCCTTCGGTTTTAGTCAGCACTCGCTGTTCGCGTTCAGCTCGTTTGCCATCAGGCTTCATCCAGGTCAGGCGAGCGAACAGCTTGCCGTCTCGGTTGCGAATGGCGCCGCGGCGCTTATTGGAAGTTTTGCGTTGGGGCATAGGTACACACGTCTGCACGTCAGATATTCCATTTGTCGTAATTTTCAGATTCTCCAGATAGCCAGAATCTCTCGGCGAAACTCAATCAAACTGGGCGGGTAGCCGTATTCCCCCATTATCTCGTCCAGCCAAAGCGACCCTAAGAGGGTTCGCGGCACCATTGCGCACACGGCCACAACGTCAGCTTCAACGTCCACTCTGCCATCTTGCCCGTAATGTCCATGAATCCCGCCAGGATGGAAAAGGTAATGCCCGATTTCGTGCCAGGCGCACTTGGTCTTTTCATGTCCGCGCAAGTCTCGGTCAATGAAGATTGTTGGCTCTCCATCGCAGGTCATATACAGTCCGCCTTCCGCGACCGAGTTTTCCTCGACTACGATGATGTTGTGTGCAGCGCAGTAGATATAGAAATCTTCGATGGTGTGGACTTTTACATTCCAAGCCGATGGCATTCCTTGTAGAAACAAACTTCTTCTCACGGGCAAACCTCTGGTTAAGCCAAGTGCCCGCTGGCTTCATGATTGTTTATTTAATTGTGCCGCACCACTTGAATTGATCGAACGAAGGGAATGGGTGTGTGATTTAACTATGAATATATCGAAACGTCAGGTTGATTCTTGCGCCAACCGGTTTATTCGAGTGGATGTGTGTGTTTGTGTTTATAGTAGAAACCCAGCAAGAGGATCAAATATGCCGAGATAATATGCAGCACCGCTTCTCTTCTAGCAGGTCCAGACGCTGAATATAGAACTAAATACCATGCAATAAGGATTCCTGCCCAGAATACCTTTGCTTCTCCGCTTCAATTTCTTTTTTAACTCTCCTGCAGGCTTCTATATCGAGCAGAACTGTGCCTGCATGTCCCATTAGCAGGTCTGTTACCATTACAAACTTAGTCTTGGTATTAAAGGGCAATGCAGTCGAGTCGCTAATAAGAGTGGTCTTTTTGGGGATTACGGATTTGGTATGTTTTAATAGAGGTCTCGGCGAAAGCTCTACTATAGCGTCTTTTTTAGTTTTTAGCAGGCGCATTAACGGATAGGAATTTTCGAAAACGGAAAGGATAATTGCTTGTGACGAACGCGCAAAGCTTGATAATCTTACAGAGCGACCAATGTCGGTCCGTAGGTCTTTTATAGCACTACCGGCATTTATTATTTCTTGAACAGCCTTCAGTGGAGAACTATTTACAGATGTGACCTTATCTAGATCCTTAGTGGATAGAAAGTAATGCCTCACCTTAAAGCATGCTTGCTTTCTTCTTTTCGTTTCATTCTCCGAAATATGAAGATCAGCCATGTCCTTATATGAGCTCTCAAAGTATGCTATAAAATCACATATGATTTTATAGATAATCGACTTTCTAAAAGATTTGTAATCAATATCGTAACAAAGATCAAGAGTATTATAGTACCTATCGCTGTGATCACTTTGAGCCATCTTAAGCAATATGCCTTCTTGATCCGCCTTCGAATCTACGCATATAAACTGAGCCGCAAAATAGTCTTGCAGTGACTTATGTGACCATCTGTAATAATCTCCATCTCGACTAAAGAGCGGCACCGTTTTAAGTAAATCGATTAAAAAGTCTGACTCTTTAAAGCTAAGTCCAGAACAATGCTCACGAGCCAACCGAAGATGCTTCAGTATTTCATCCTTTTCGTATTCAATTTTGCCCAGCTTAATCGTAGCAAAACCTAAAAAACGGAGTATTCTATGAAAGTCTTCAATGTCAAGTTTTGTATGCTTTGGGCGAACGTACGCACCGTCTTTGGTTAGATCGTGACACTCGAACAGGGAGTCATAAACTTGCCTGTAGAAAATGTGCTTTTTAAAAGGAATTGTGGGCTTATATTCATAAGACTTATAAATAAGTGATACTAATAAGGGATTTGTCAGAAATTCCTGTATATTGCTCAGAGCTTCGCTTTCGATCTTAGCTATTATTTCTTTCGATAAGTCGCTGTCGTTGTCATATTTTCTTAGTAAGGTAAAGGCTTCTTCTTTATTTAAGGGCCGCATGTGAAACTCCTTAAAAGAGGAGAATGAAGCGAGTGCGCTCTCCGGTCTAGATGTGATCACGAATGAATTCTTGCCTGACCTTGAAATAAAGTCCTGCAAATCATTCACAACTGCCGTTCTATCGTCAAGTGGAATCTCATCAAAACCGTCAAGGAAAAATACAAAATCCCCTTTACGAATTAGCGCAAGGATGAGGTCTTGGTTAGGCTCTTCGTCTAACGGAGTAAGTTCCGATGTTATATGATTGAGAATTGCTTTACTGGCGCTAAGCTTTCTAAGGTCTATAAATACTGGTAGTCCCTTATTTTCTCGTACGCAAGCTAAAAATAGAAATTTCAATAAAGTAGATTTACCCATTCCCGCCGTGTCTGTAATAAGAATTCTGTTAAATTTAGGTATAAAATTGTCTTTGTAGCTATCAACTTTAATAGCTGTGCCAGTAGCCCTTTTATCGGCCTCAACTGTCATGGGAATGTATAGGTCTTCCAACTTCTTCTGCTGATTTTGAAATACAAGAACGGTAAGGTACGAATGTTTATCGTATGCTCTAGCTAAATACTCTTCAAATTTATTAGTAAAGCTGTGCCGAAGCAAATCACTGTCCGTGTCACTGCTTTTAAAGATTTTGACGAGCTTTGGTTTTAGGCGAGTCTCAATTAAGGCCGATATGAAAGGTACAACAAGAGGGGCAATGTATTTTACATCGTCTGGCGTGATAGGCATTTATACTCCGATATACTCCGCTTTAATAATTATCCTTGTGGACACTGCAACTTGCGGCCATTCTCGTAGCACTCCTGCGCAGGCGTCGGTGCAAGTCGTCATTTATGGGTGTCCATCTTCCGGGCGAATTCGGCCAGCAGCGCGCGCGCAGGCGCGCCAACTTCAAACTCAAGATAGCCGCCGATGCGTCCCTTGAATTGTTTGGCGTCGCTTAGCTCCCGAATCTGCTTCGCCGTGAAGGTGACGGGAATGATGAAAAACTCAAATGCGGGCTTCGCTCCCTCCGCCTGATTGGCTACGTATCGCACAGGCAACTCGACACGCTGCCCATCAATGAGCAGCAGCAGCGGCTCGTCTTCTCTTGTGGCTTTCGCGCTGACCACCAGTATCGCCAGATTCGTCGCCAGCGGCTCAGCAGGCTTGCGCCCTGAGTATACGCACACCGGCATCATAAAGACGCCTTGCTTCAGGTCGCCGCGCAGAGGGATCAAAAGTTCGATTTTTGATTTATCCGTAAACTCATCGTACGCCGTGACGACTTTTCCGGGATTCAAAAAGGCGTCCTTGCCTAGCGGCGGCATTGCGCCACTTTGCGCGAAACCTGCGCCAGTCAGCGCCGCCAGCAATATCAATACAGCAATGGCTTTCATCGGCTGAACCTTCTGGGGCACAAAAGTTAATTCTCGACCGTGATATACTCACGGCCATGAAAGATTGGGTAGCATTCGCTTTAATCGCCGCCGCTTGCCTTCAGATCTACTTGGCCGCGTCTACCTCGCGCGTTTTGCAGCAACGAAGCCAACTGCTCGACAAGCGAAGTCGGATACTTGATGAACGGAGTAAGTTACTGGATCAATCAAGCGCAAGCCTCATTGTGGTTCAAGATGTTCCGGCCAGTTGGGGGCCGACTCTAGTTTTCGACCAGTCTTCACCTCGACATCCAGGGGAGCTTTCCCCAGCAGATCACCATCCAGATAAGCCTTAAACCAATAAAGGCCAGAACGCGAGACAACCAATCGGATATTGAAGATATCCGTGCCGATGTTTCGGTCTCCCTGCCTGCCCATGAAAAGCCATCCGGCCTCTTCTTCCTTCCCGTCGGGATATTCCATCCGCAAGCTGACGTGAAACCTTTGATTCGGGTCTTCTGACCAGATAGCGACAACGGCCTTGAATTCGAGCGTCGCGCTCACTGTCGGATTCTCTGTGGCCACCTTTATCCGGCTGAGCAGTCCATAAAGATTCAGCAGGCCGTCTTCGCCGTCCTTCGCATCCTTGCACAGCGTAACGAATCGCAAGTGTGGGCGCAGCTTCAGTCCTGACAATTTACCGCTCATAGCTGCCCCTTCGCCGTAGGCTACACTTTCGGGGTTTGTTTTCCGTTCTCTTCTTCCTCTTGCTTTTGACGCAAATAACTCGCGGTCAACTTCCAACGCCCGGCACCATCGGCTTCAGTACGCCAAGAATCGCAACAAGTGACCGTTTAACGACTTGAATTACGCGACCTGGCATTATCAGCCAAGAAAAGCCCGCAATGCGCGAAAACCAGCGCGCCATCATCAGGCAGTCGTTCACGATCACTAAGACTAAATCGCCATCGCGTGGCGCGGCGTGATAATGCAGGCAAAGCATTGTTCCTTTAGGCATTCCATATCGCGCCCAACTGTGGTTGGGCAGCGTAAATAACCAGTCTTTGTAGACCGGCGGTGAGGCAGCGGGCATATTGGGTTACTCCTGATCTACGGGTTGCGGGGCACGGGCTTGTGTGTGTAGTCAGGCTTTGCGGCCTACAGTCCAACCGAGGCCTTAATACCATCTATAATCAAAGCAGAGGCTACGTCCTTCATTATCGGTAAAAGCGACCGGACGTAGGACTTTATCTTCGTACTGTTTCCATCTCCCGACTTAACCTCATTTTCAGTGAGGTCGATCAACTCATAGGCTTCCTGCTGCTCAGCGGGCGGTAGCTGCTTGGCGGCCTCTCGAATTTTCTGAAGCAGTGCAATCAATTCAGCTATGTCTTGCCCGATACGTTGACTTACATTTGCCGTGTTGCCGTTTCCGGTTTGAACGGCCCCGACTGCTGAATGAAAGTGCTGGGTGACTTGCTGAATCACCGGAACCTGAAAATGATCTGTCGCATGAGAGGGATTCTTGATTGATTGCTCAATCTCCCGAATTCCTCGATGGGAAATTTGAAGCAAGCCGTTTTCTCCACCCATCGTCTTTTGCTCAAGCAGCCCTTCCGCACTTAAGTAGCTTAGGATTTCATCTGCTTCCTTGCCGTTTACACCTGCTCGCACAGTCACATCGTGCCGCTGAAGCCACTTGCTTTCGTTTTCTGTGAACACTTCGTAGGCCGCAAGGAGGTATCTGTACCGCTTCTCTTCTTTTTCAAGAATGATTCTCTTCAGGTCTTTTGACATTTGGCTGTAAACCTCAAGATGCTAAAATTGCAGCATGAACAATTACGATTCGTTTTGCCCACGCTGCCAACCTGACGCTGAACTTCAGATCAACGCCGACGATCTGAACCATTACTCCGTCACCTTTGGCGACTGCAATCGCGTTAGGAAAGTGATGGTCTGCGGTGAAGATGTCACACAGAGAACTTATGCCTGCATTGCTGGTTCGGAAGGCTTCGTCGCCATCTTCCTGCTGAATGAAGCGGGAAGGCCTGTCCGCTGCCCAGATTGCAATCTTGATTACCTTCGGAATATCCGCCACGGCAATGTTGAAGTAATTGCAGGGTCGCGTAGCGAGCGACGGACTCGGCTTTCAGAGAACCTCAACTACTGATCCTTCCCGGCCCTCACTGGCCTTATATGCTCCGGCTCATCTCTGTCCTTGATCGTGTTGGACGGAGTGACCGGAAGTAGGCGCGCTCGCATCTCTTTTGTGATCTTCAGCCTATTATCGAGGCCGACTAGATTGCGCAGAACATCCGCTTCGGTAGCAAAGGGATTCTGCTCAATCACCTTAGCGGCAAGCTCTTTTACACGGGCAATCTCTTCTTCGCTCGCGCGGAACGAGAGCATCTTTAATCGTTTAGATTGAGTCATTAACGTAGTTTGGTTTGTTAGCCTTCGGTCGTCTGACACTGTATTACGCTCCCTTGGTATTGGCAATAAAAAACGTGCTTGACGCCGTATGACATCGCAGTACATAATCGGCGTATGGAAGATCAAGTTTCAAAAACTAAGGTAATGAAGGCGTGGCGACTTCACCCTGATGTCGTGAAGGCCATTGAAACAGGGATGGCCGCCTCCGGCTTTTCTGAAGAGACGGCTTATGTGGAAACCGTCCTACGATTGGCGCTAGGCTTACCCGTGGCAGCACCTCCACGCATCCCCCGAATCAAGAAAAAGGCACTAATTGCAACGCCATAATAATTTTTGTCACTTTACGTCATACGCTGCTTGACTGCGTATGACGTAAAAGCTATACTCCTCCTCGTTGACAGCAGCAAACAAACCCGGAGGAAGCAATGAAGACCTGGAAGAACCTGAACCAAGCTTTGATGAACGAAGTGATCGCCACCGCGAAAGCGAAAGCCGCTGGCGAACCAAGCTGGCTGCGCGCGATTGATAAAGCCGTCGCGGAGATCGAGAGCAATCCCTTCATCGAGTTTCAGGACAACCATCTTCTGATCCTGTCGGCAAAGAGCGGCGAGATTTACGAAGCCAACGGCACGTGCGGTTGCCAAGCCTTCAGGCGCGGACTGCCCTGCTACCACAGAGCCGCCGCGCGACTGATTACACGTTACCTGGAGCTGGCTGCCTGACGTGGAAGCGGGTCGGGAACCTCGCTGTAGGCAAAGCTGAGTTCTTCGATGAACCGCGAAACATCCTTCAGGTCGAGAAAGATTGCGGACTCTTCAACGTCGCCCGACGGCACGATCTGCCGAATTGAGAACTGGTTGGTCTGTTCGTCGAAATGAAATTCGATTTTGTCGCGGGCAGGCATTTCATTCAAAAGCATAAGGAGTTCTCCGATGAAGATTGAAGTTATCGAGACTGGGCAACCGTTGGCGCGATTCAGATACCGCGTCATCAATCCAGACAAGCCCATCACTCCCAATGCTCTCACGCGCTTTGGCGACGAAGGGACGGCATACAGCCTTGATCAGATATATGACCGCTTCATCTATGCCTACGGGCATCGAGAGTTCGAGCTTGTTGTGCTTGGGGCAAAGACAGAGTCCGCAAGTGCCCCTGCGGATGGCCGGGTTGAGGTTTGACCTGGTGCCCGGAGGCGCGAGCGGTTGGTTTGTGCCCGAATCGCTCGCGTCCCCGTAACGAGATCACGCGGAGAGAAAACCGCGTGTGGCCTTGTAACAGCAAGGCCGAATCGCGGGAGTGGTCAAGCGGCCACTCCCGTCAATCACGGCGGAGATTCTGATGATGACTACAAGCAAAGTCAATCCATTCCTGACGCTGGCCTGCTTCGGCGCTGCCTGCATTGCGCAAGGACTGGCAACCGGTCAGATAGCCGACCGGCGCTGGACCGCTGAAGACGTTGTCCGCGAATTGGGCGTGAGCCTGACAACCCAATGGCGATGGCGCAAGGAAGGGAAGCTCGGCTTCATCAGATACGGATCACGCTTTTACTACACGTCACTGCACCTGCGCGAAGCGGGGCTGCTGTAGGAGATTCTATGGTTACTGATGGACTGAAAGAGAGGATGAATCAGGCCGCCGTCGGCATTCCGTTCGACGAAGCAGTCGCGCACTGGCGCGAACGCGCTGAGAGCGCGCCGACGCCGGAACTGCGCGCGCTGTTCAATAACTTTATTACGACACTGAACCACATGCAGATTACCGGTGTGGCGCTGTGCCCGTGCTGCCTGAAGCCTATTGGCCAGCTTAACGGTGTGACTACAGTTGCCGCGCCAACAGCCGGCGTCTGCCGCGCTTGCGGTTGCACCAACAACGACTGCCGACAGTGCGTAGCAAAGACCGGATGGCCCTGCCATTGGGTCGAGCCTGACCTGTGCTCCGCCTGCGTCACGACGGCAATCACTTCCGACTACGACGCGATCTGCCAGCCTGACCGGAGGGAGCAATGCCAGCAGTAAAAATCAGCGAGATGTCGCCGGAAGAGCTTCGCATCTGGCGTAGCGAAATCGGCAGGCGCGGCGGCAAGAAACGTGCACAGAGCTTCACGCGCGCGCACCAGAAAGCGGCGCGCAGAGCCGTCAGCAGCGCGTCTTGCGCGGCAAATGGAGCAAAGGGCGCACAGGCGACCACTGCCAGGTACGGATACGAAAGTCTCTTTCTGAACTGCCGCCGGAAGCGACTGCTCAATCCTTCAATGCTGGAACTACAGATGATCGGACTGCTGAGCCGCTTCGAACTGAAACCACAGCGTGATTACGAACGCGAGCATAGGCTGGGCAGCACCTTCTACACCGTGGACTTCTATCTGCCGCGTTCGCGCAAGGCCATCGAAGTACATGGGAAAGTGCATAAGCTCTTCGACGCGGAGGTACGCGCCAAGCACGACGCTATCAAAGCCCAATGGCTGGCTGACAACGGTATCGGCCTGCTGGTCGTGCAATACACCGAGTTCGAAGACCTGGTCGCGCTGCACGCAAAGCTGAGCAGTTTCCTGTCGGGCGAACAGTCCAAGCCGGAAGCTACCTGGTGATCTCGCTCTTGGGCTGGTCAATGCGGCTGTTGTGGCCGCGTCCCCAAGCGCACGGTCTCGCCTGAAGGCCGACCAGATAAGGGCGAGTCAGATTCAAGTTATGACGGCGGGGAATCCGACCCCGTAAGTGCGACCGCCCGCGTCGCCGCCGTCTCCAATCTTGCTGACCGGGGTGGATCAGTGAGGGGCCGCCGGAACCTAATACCGGCCAACGGGTGAACCTCCTGTTTAACCGGTGCGGAAGGTAGCAGAGAAGATTCCTTCCGCGCCGGATTTTTAAGGTGCTCAATGAGCGATTCATTTTTAGCATTCATTGTCACAGGCTTTATTACGGCCATCTTCCTGCTGGGCTTGGGCGCAGGCTACGCGCTCGCTCGTGCCTGGCAGGAGCGCCGCGCTGATCTACTGGCCGAGAAGTTCACTATCGTCGAATGGCAGGCACGAGAGGCCGTGCGGCAACTGCATCAGGCGCGCAGCGGGGAGAGAGCATGAACAGAAGACTAATCACACACCGACCGCAAAACACCGCACGGCAGACCGAAGCACGCCTTCTGCTGCGCGCCAAATGGGAACGGCGTATGGCTGAACTGCGCAAGTGCGCCGACGTGAGTCGCGAGCAGGTAATGCAGGCTGCAACAGAAATGAACCTGCGCACACGGGCGCTGGCGCTTGATTGTGACCAGATAGACCAATAGGAGAGAGCGAGAGATGGAGCAACAGATTTACGATTTGATCCCGAAGGTAATGGCCGACGTTGGTGCCATCGAAAAGGCCCGACGCAACGATCAGCAAAAGTATTTTTTCCGCGGCATTGATGATGTCCTGGCGGCATTCCAACCAGTGCTGGCCAAGCATCGCGTGTTCTATATCCCTGAAGTACTGGGCACGCCAGTCATCACTGAGCGCACGACGAAGAGTGGCGGGACGCTGATCTACACATCGCTCCAGATCGCCTATACGTTTTATGCGCCCGACGGTTCAAGCGTGCGGTCGGTGGTCGTCGGCGAGGCAATGGACAGCGGCGACAAGTCCAGCAACAAGGCAATGAGTGCTGCCTTGAAATATTGCCTGCTACAAGTCTTCTGCGTGCCGACGGAAGAGAACGAAGACGCCGACGCGCAGAGCCACGAAGTAAGGCCAGCGGCAAAGCCGACCACCGACCACCAACCGCCAACCACCAATCATCAACCACTAACCACCAACGGCAAGCCAAGGCACTCCGCTCCAGCAGCGACCAATGGAGTGGCCAGCGCTCCCAACGAAGAGCAACAAATCAATGCCGCCCTACTCGAGTACTGCCGCCAGCAGAAAGGCGACAAGAACGGCGCGCACGAAAGATTCTTTGAGGCCGTCTATGCCTCAAAGCCGCTGGCCGCACGCAAAGCTGAAGCCGTCAAGCTCAAGTTATTCAAGCTTCCACCAGTGCCAAGCAGTCCGGAGCGTGACGCGATGCTGGCCGACATCGAAGACCTCTTGATCACGCTGCGCGAAAACTTCGGACGCACCGACAACCAGATTTCCGCCGAGATCGCGCGCCAATGTGAAGGCGAATGCGAATTCGAGAAGTTCGACGCTGAAACGCTGGCGAAGCTTAAAGACGGGCTTTCGCTGTGGATTACGAAAATTCGGAAAAGTTAGACATCAACATGCCGCGCCAGGATAGACCCAGCGCGGTTTTCTTCGTGGAGGGGTACTTATGTATACCGTCAAACTGACAGAAGAAGAAGTCGCCGACCGCGCGCAAGCCATGGCGCAGACCGGCAAGAAGATTATCGAGCTTGAAGAGCGTGAGGAAGGCGTCAAAGCTGAATACAAGCGCACGATGGCCGACATTAAAGAGCAGCGGCTCGACCTGTCGCTCGACTTCAAAAAACTGATGCGCGCCGTCACGTTGGGCGTGGAAGAGCGCGATGGCCAGCGACCACTCTTCGATGACTACGTGAGGACCAAACGAGAATACGACGACCTGAAAAATGCTTACGGATCAAAAGAGCCGGAAGGCGGCAACACCGAAGAGCGGCGGCCAATCGAGGGTTGCCCGGATCATCCCGGCCAGATTGACACCAGTGGCGAGCAGCCGCGCTGCGGCGAGTGTGGCAAGTTTCTCGGCTATGTCGAAGTGCGGCCAGACACTGAACAGATCATTGAAGCGGAGGCGACCGAAGAAGAACGCGAGCGTTTGCATCGTGAAGCTGTCACCGCCTGGCGCGGAGAGCCGGTGCGGGCGATTGCTGGATCGGAAGACGAGTTACAGCAAGTCGACGGCCAGTCAACCTTGGAGCCACATGCGCAAGACGAAGAATGGGAGCAATTACTTGATGAAGCTGAGAAGGCGCTCGACGCCAATTCTCCGGTCAATGAGCACGGCGTTTACGTAAAAGACAAAGCTGAGCGAACCTTTGTAAACGGTAAAAGTCACGCCAAGATTTTCGTGGCTTACGATCATCGGGACGGCTCGTACAGATCGGCCTATGAAATTCAGCTTGGCCAGTCATGTGCATCTTCGCCGATTTCAATTCATAGCCAGGCGCACGAAACAGAAGCGGCAGCAATCGAAGAGCAGCGCGCGTTTATTATCGAGCACCTGGTACGCGATGCGGCGCGCTCAGATACCCCGGACAAGGCAAAGCGCGAGGCCGGAAAGCTCATCAAGCAAATCGAAGAGGATCGAGCAAAGGCTCCGACGCTGCCAATGGCTGAAGCCGACAAACAGCAGGTTACCTGCGCCTTCTGTGGCTGGTCTGGCGATTCGCCGGTAAAGAAGCTTCTCAAAGTGGAGGGCCGAGATTATCCAATTGAATGTCGGGCTTGCGGCGCAATTGGATTGCGACCAGTAATCCAAGCCGAGGAAGCGGCGAAACCCGATTGGCAGACCCGCTCGCTGGATTACGACGACTACCTTGCGTACGCGCTCTCCACGGGCATCAGGAACCCCGCTAGTAATGCGCAGAAGTGGAACCTGCACAGTGAACACGAGGCCGACGTGCGCCAGCTCTTGCGACAGCAGGCAGAGGCAAAGCAGGCCGATGACTTCACTGCTGACAAGTGCGTCGAATGCGGCGCGATTGATGGCGCACACGCGATTGACTGCACGTTTCATCCAGATTTTTGCTTAAACATCACGCCGAAGAAATCCCGCAAGGGTAACTCCCACGCACAAGCAAGGAGCAACGCATGACATCAATCGCAACCATCGCCGAAGAATCTCTTATCCTGCCCATTCCGCCAGAAAGCGCTATCTCTTTCGATCCGCCCGACGACGGTCTGACCGCAGCACAACGCCGCCTGGTCGAACTCGATCTGCACAAGCCGACGATCACGGCTTATTACGATGAACTGGAAAAGGTCACGGCGGCAGTCGCGGCAGAGGTCGGCATCAATGGCTATTTCGCCGCGTCCGATGGCACGGTCTACAAGATCGTCCAGCCATCCGGAGCTTATATCACCTATAAGTTACTCAATTTCGAACGCACCAAGCGCCCAGGCGAAGCGCGCGGGACGCTCTCGATGAAAGAGGCCGCCGACGCACGGGCGAACGGCTTTAAGCCGCTGCCAGCGGAGGGGCGCAATGAAGGCCGATAGCGTCGGGAAGCTGCCCGCAGAACACAAGTGCAATACCTGCGGGCACGCTAAGCCCCTGGCCGAGATGGTCGTCGTCCACCTGCGGCGCGAGAAGCTCTATTACCTGCGCCCGCGCTGCAAGGATTGTCACAACAAACGTGAGCGTGGCCACCGGCGGGAGTGGAAGAAGCAATACCTTCAGAAATGGAGGAAGAAGAACGCCAAGCTCAACAAGACTTACTGGTCGAACGATCAAGTAAGAGAGCGAACCCGGATCAACGCCTACAAACGCTTCAACGAGAAACATGACGCAATACTCATCCAGGGCAGAATGCGCCGCCACGGCTTCCCGGTCAGCATCCAGGAGGCCGAGGAATTGCTGAAGAAGTTCGGGCGATGTTATCCAACACGGTTCGGCCTGACGCCAAAGGGATTGAAAGAGTGTGAGCGAATTCGCGCCGGCATTCGTCGTGCGAGAGGCAAGCAAACTGTTACCTCGTTCGAGATTCGGCTGATGGTCTACGACGATGACAAGTCGAACTACATCAAGCCGCGCCTTCAGAAGATGCCGTACCAGAACGCGGCGGCAAAATTAAGCAAATGGCATCGGGAGAATAAATGGAAAACCAAGACAAGTTTGAGCAGTGGGCAATAGTCGAGCTGATGGGTCACGTGAAGATTGCCGGCCGCGTAACCGAGGAAGAGCGCTTCGGCGCGAAGTTGGGCCGCGTGGACATTCCGAACGGCGACACCTTCGTCACGCAATACTTCAACGGCTCTTCATTGTACCGACTGACGCCGACAACTGAAGAGATCGCGCGCTCAGTCGCCAAGAGTAATCAGCCATCACCTGTCTACCGCTGGGAACTGCCAGAGTCGAAGCAGATCGGAGCTGGCGAGCCTATCGTCGAGGTCGAGTATCCGAATGACGATGATGAAGATGAAGACTCGGACGATGAAGAGCGTCCGTTCTGAAATCCGGGAGTGATTAGATCGCCTATGCAGGCGGGTGGCTGGTGCCACAGTGAGGCTCATAATCTCGCACTCCCGGTTCGATTCCGGCGTCTGCAATTACCTCATATTGCCAAGCGACGGCGACGGCTGTCAGCAGGCACTACAGCGCGCGTTGATTAAATCCTCCGGCGCGCGCTGTCTTTCCCTAACGGAGCCGAATGCACCGGCGGTATCGGTGCGGTGAAGGCAAATGGGTAAATTACCCGCCTTCCAGTTCTACACCGGAGATTGGCTGAAGGATCCTGCGCTCTCGATGTGCAGCCCGGCCACACGGGGCATTTGGATTGATTTCCTTTGCGCCGCTCACGAATCCGCTCGCAGTGGTCAAATCACAGGTACGCCCGACCAGTTCGCCCGTGTCTGTCGTTGCACTGCCGCCGAATTCGTCGCCGCCGTAAACGAACTCCAAACCACCGGGGCCGCCCTCATACGCGAACGCGACGGGATGTACACGCTGACCAACCGGCGAATGAAACGGGAGGCCGACGAACGCGAAGGTGCGCGCCTTCGCAAGCAACGTGAGCGCGGCGGAACTGCTAACAGTCACGCCGATGTCACGGACAGGCAACGTCTGCCAATTGAACCAGATAGCGGCGTCAATGCCGCTTCGTCACAAGAAAGTCACGCTAATGTCACGCCCTATTCTTCATCTTCATCTTCATCTTCATCTTCGGATGAGCGCGACGCGCGCGCGACAGATGTTTTGATGGTCTATGGGCAGTACTTTGACCAATCGTTGTCCATCTACCAGCAAGAGCAATTGACGGTAATTGCAGACCTCGAAGTCTGGCGCGCGACTCTGGTGGAATGGAAAACCAACGGCTATTCGAAGCGAAACATCGCCGGGATGATTCGGATGTACAAAGAACTTCTGGTCAAGCCGGCTGCCAAAGGAGCACGCAATGGAGCAACAAGACTCAGCGCTGGTGCTACTGCCCTTATCGAATATCTCGGCTCCGACGAAGAGTAAGCGCGGCGCACCGACGAACTTCGAGCGCAAGATCGCATCCCTGCTTTCGCAGGCGCGATTAATGCGAGGCCTGCCGCTGCTCGCCGGCGGTGATTTGGCGCTCGCGGTCTCTTCCTGGTCGCGCGCGTTGAAGGATGTGCCGCTGGAAGACCTGGACGCGTCGTTTGATCGCGCCGTTGAAGATACTCCCACGTCGGAGCCATTCGGCGCGCCGCACATCAAGGCCGCTCACGCTGTTCTGCTTCAGGATCGAGCACGCGAGCGCGCCAATGCACGTTGGCGCAATCCAGGCACGTTTCGTTGCTGGCTATGCTCGGACGAAGGGTGGCAATCGGTGCTGATCTATTGCCCGGCCTGGCAGGATTGGATTGGCAAACTCAGGCCGTGCAGGTGTGAGGCTCAGTCGCTGATGACGCGGCTGCCGGCGCTTGAACCGCCGGCTTGGGCGCGAAATGAAAAGGGTATTTGGGAGCCGGTTGGTCACACGGGATTGCGGTGCGGCTGTCTGGCGTGCCTGCGAAAGAGAGATTGAGATGGCGGTTGAAAAAAAAAGGGGGGGGCGATGTGGCGCATTCAAGTGAAGCGCCGACACTTTGGCTTTCAGACTGGCACGTCGGTGCTGGCCGTCAAGGAATACCGCACGCGGCGCATGCCTGCGAAGCCCCTGACATTCGCGGTCGTCGCTCCTGACAAGTTCTCGCGGCGATGGCTGCGGGCAGAATTACTACGTAGATTTGAGATGGAGAGCATTATGAAAAACGCAATACAGAAACAGGTCGCTGTACCGAAAGAGTTGCCGCCGGGCTGGCAGTTTGATAGCAGTCAGACAGAATACTACCGCGCTCTAAAGCCTGCGGCAGGCATTCAGACGCTGAGCTTTCCGACGAAGCAGGAAGCCATTCTGGCAGCTCATAGTTTCGATGCAGCCAACAGTGATGGCCTGCTGGGGCTGGCAGGTAAAACTATCCGAGCGAATGGCGCGGCCACGGCATTGCCCGTTTCAGCGCCCGCGACTTTTGAAGTGCATATGCTTGCATTGGACAGTATCCAGCGGTCGCCGACGAACCCGCGAAAGGTCTTCGACGAATCGAAGCTTCAGGAGCTGGCCGAATCAATCAAGCTTCAGGGCGTCGTGCAGCCGATCCTGGTGCGACGGGTGACAGTAATACCGAACGGCACGATTCATCTGAAGAATCGGTTTGAACTCGTCGCCGGCGAACGCCGCTGGCGCGCATCCCAGATCGCCGGCATTGCCACGATCCCCGCCATCGTGCGCGATCTCGACGACAAGGCGACGCTCGAAATTCAGGTCATCGAAAACCTTCAGCGCGCCGACCTTTCGCCGCTGGAAGAATCAGCCGGCTACGACGCACTGATCAAAGAGCACGGTTACACGGCCGACACACTGGCCGCGAAGATCGGCAAATCAAAGAGCTACGTTTACGCCAGGCTGAAGATCAACAACATTCCGGAGATGTGCCGCGCTGCGCTCGAGCGCGGGGACATTTCGCCGTCGGTTGCTGAGCTGATCGGACGTATCCCGAACGCTGAAATGCGTAAGGCATTCTGGGATGATGTCGAGGAAGATCGCTACGAGAATGATCCCTATCCTAGCTTTCGCGATATGAAGGACGACATTGAGATTCGTTGCATGCGCGAGCTGAAGGGCGCGCCGTTCGATCAAAACGACAAGAAGCTTTTGCCGGAGGCGGGAAGCTGCAAGGCTTGTCCGAAGCGCACCGGTAATAATCGGGATCTGTATCCGGACGGACGTGCGGACGTCTGTACCGATCCCAAATGCTTCGAAGCTAAAATCACCGCCCGTAACAAGCGTTTAATTTCAGAGCTTTCAGCCGACGGCGTGAAGGTGGCCACTCCGAAACAATCGAAGAAGCTGATTGGTTACGGTGGCAATCTGAGCTACGACGCTGGAAGGGAATGGGTCACCTTGGATTCGATCTGTCATTCCGACATTGGCCCGGTTGCCGATGACGTTGCCGACATTGACGACGACTGGGAGCCGCGCACGTATGCCGAACTGCTTGGTGATTCCGTGAAGCCCGAACTGCTCGTGCCGACGGATGCCGGCATACAACGCCTGGTCTCGCGCGAGAAGGCGGCGGAGATTCTTCGCGAGCAGCACAGTATTGAGCTTGATCGAAGAGGCTCCCACGAACCAAGCGACGATCGGAAAAAGCGAGAGGCGGAGCGGAAAGCTCAAGAGAAAATTCGCACCGAGACGCTGCGCCAGGCTCAGGCTAAGGTGGCCGAAGATTTCGCCGACGATTTCTTCAACCGGCACGGCAATCACGATTCTCTGCTCCGTGTGATTGCGAAAGCGGTTGCCGTCCAGAATTTCAACGCGGGCACGAATGCTTTGAAGCGCCGCGGGATAACCGTCAAGCCGGGAGAGCGTGACGAGCGACTCTCCGAATATGTGAACAAGCTGGATGCAGCGGATTGCGTTGGTCTGATAGCAGAGATTTTTCTGAACGCGCAACTGAGCGGCTGGGCAATGTGGGGCCACGACAAAACGGAGAGCGAGATTCTCGGTTATGCCGACGTTGACCTGAAGGAAATCGAAAAGGCCGTAGCCCGCGAACAGAAAGAGACCGCGAAGGCCAAAGCAAAGCCGAAACCAAATTCCGCATCTAAGCGAGCCAAATCCGCACCTGCGCTCTAGCGCTGCTCTAGAGCGGCACTAGAAAAACTAGAGCTTTTTATGAAAGCAGCTTTCTCGATCCCAATGGCAAAAAGCAGTAACAAGAAAGGCCGAGGTTCCGGGCTGTATTTGCTCGGCCTTAATAAATCTGAAATGCGCATACTCCGGCGAGCTGTCCAGTTCGCCGGGTACCCAAGTTTGTCGAACTGGCTTCAGCGGCAGCGGCGAGCCATTGTCGTCGAGCAGACAAAGCTGCACGGCGACCTGCTGAAGGCTCTAACGCCGGACGAGGCCGAAATCATTGCCGCAATGCGCGCGACTGGCACGCCGGTCACTGTTGCGCATCTCTCCGAAGACACGCATTTGACCGAAGCGGCAGCCCTGCGGGTTCTTCGCGACTTAATTGATTCCGGCATCGTTGAACCGTCGCGCCAGTTCAAAATCACGGCCACTGCGCGCGGCGCGACGAATCCTGAATATCGCTTGAGTCCAAAATATCAACACATCAAGCCGTAGCCTTCGCGCAGTTCCAACCAATCCAGCCAACTGGCGCAGGCTCGCGAGTGAGGCGTGAGCCTGCGCTGTCCACTCTTCCAAAATAAAACCAGCCATCAATCCACAATTCCCACGCTGAAGCATAACTGTTTTCTCATCTCCCCTGGGGAGACTGGTACTCATGACGGAACACGCTCAACTGCGAATGAACAGCACGGACTTTTTTATCTCTTTAACAGCCTGGCTCTCCGGCACTGGCCTGGCGCTGCTGATTTCTCCGCAGTTCGTCACGATCGCCACGGTGCTGCTGACGGCGCTGGCGTCAATTGCGGGCCAACTGGTGAAGCCATGGGCGGAATACTACTTCGAGAAGCGACGCGAGGCTGATCGCAAAAAGCGTCGGTTACGGAGAAGGGATAGCAATGAAGTGGGTTGACCAGTGGCTGGGCAAGAGCGCGCTGAGCCGCGTCGAAAAGCTGACCGCCGACAAGTTGGACGAAATCGCCCGCGTGAAGCGCGCGCAGTTCGCCGATGAGCTTTCGATTCAGAAGCGGATTGACGACGTAGACACCCAGATTGCCGACCTGAAGCGAAAGCGCAAACGAATCGAAGCGGAGCTTGCCACGGCCCGCGAAACCAATCAGCGGCGCACTGAGCAGCACGAGGCCGAACTGAAAGAGCTTCAGGCCAATGCCGCCGCACTTCAACAAGCAGACGTAACGACCCCCGCAACGAAAACGATGATCTTCCGGGCTGGTGAGTGAATGAAAAACGAGATCAAGATTGATTGGACGCTTTGGCTATGGACTGCCGTGCTGGGTCTGATCATGACGTTTTGCGCGGCGGTGGCAACGGCGCAAACCTGCGTCCCGCCGCTTTACCAGGGCAACGTCAACGCCACGGGCAATTGCGGTTCGCTCACTGTCCGATGGCTGAATCGAAACCAGGTCAAGGACATTGACCATTACACAGTTCGCTGGTTGACCGACGGTGTGACCAATACACAGCCCGGCAATGCCGTCGGTGACACTCGGCACGATCTCTATTGCCAGTTCAGTTCGCATGTCGTCATCACTCAATACCTGAAGAATGGCGCTTCGTGTTCGACGATGAGCACGGGCACAGCCCCGCACACACCTGCCTGTGGTCTTTGCGGCGGCAATGGAGGCGGTGCGCTGGGCGTAGCCAATGGCGCAAGTTGGGGGCCTTTTCAGACGGAGAATTCAATAGCCGTGCTGGGCACTGAAAGTGATATGGTCGGCGGTACGGCTCAGGCTGGCGCGACTCTGCCGTTTTCACTGCTGGGCCTGAAGGTCACTGTCGCCGGCCAGCCTGCTGGTCTGTTCTACGTCTCGCCTCGCCAGGTCAATTTCTGGATTCCCTATGACGTGCCGCTCGGCATTCAGTCGGTGCGCGTCACTACAGCAGACGGAAGGCAGTTCAATGGATCCGCCAATATTCAGGTCGAGACGCCGGCGATCTTCACCGAGACGGCGAACGGGCAGGGTTACGGCAAAGCTACGTGGTACGGCAACGGCTATATGTCGCTTTGGGGAACCGGTATCAGATCGCCGTGGGTGTCGCTCTATCTGGGTGACGGGCGACGCGTCGAGGCGACCTACAGCGGCCCCGCGCCAGGCTTTTACGGCCTCTGGCAACTCAACTTCCCGATCAACCGACCCGCGTCGCCGCTCGGCGCATTCGTGCGCTCGTGGGTGAACGAATGCAGGTGCATCGAAGGCGGCGGCTTCCGGGACAGTAACGGTTTTGATCTTCACTGATGACTGAGAAACAAAAACAACAGGCTATTCAAACCGCGCGCGAGATCGAGGGGCAGCTCCGTCGCGCCGCTTCGTCCGTCAAGGTCCAAACAATCGCGGAGATGGAAAAGAAGCTGCTCGACCTGGCTGATGCTCAAGCAAATCTCGTCTCGTCGCTCTCGGCCTGCGAACCCATTGGCGGAGATGAAATCGAGGTCGAATGATTTACGCATACGCCGCAATCTGGGCTGGCCTTGTCTCGCTGCTGTGTGTGGCGCTGGCCGGTCGAACCTATCAATCGAAACAAGAAAAGGACACCAAATGGATAAAGAAACGATTGCTTTAATCATCGCGCAAAACGGGCTTGGCACTGCGAGCACTCTGCTTGCGGCGAAGTCCGCAAAGCTGAAAAAGCAACTCGACAAAGAAGGGGACGACGTGAAGAGGGCGGCACTGGAGAAGAAGATCACGAAAGCCGAGCACCTCTCGACTGCGCTCCGAATCGCCAATGAAGGCATCGTCGAGTACCAAGTCGCGATTGCCGAGTAATCCATCTCTGGCCGCTTGTTGGCTTCGTGTTCGAGGTCGGGGGTGACGCTCAACCGAACGATGGGCGGCCAGACTAATTTGACTGCTGGCGTTCTTATGAAGAAAGTGCGACATGTAGGCCGCAGTCGCAAGCCCCGCCGCAAATAATCCCACCAAACTCTTTATCCTGATCTCGTGAAGAAGAAGTCTCCCTCAAAAAAATCGGCAAAGAAAGCCGCGAAAAAGGCGGTGCGCAAGGCTGCGCCAAAAACGAGTCAAAACGAGTCAAAATTTCAATGGGACGAGCAGCGATGCAAGGCTGCTCAGCAAGTGGCGGAAGGTCAATCAACGGAGCATCAAATTGCTGAAGGTTTAGGTGTTGGTCGTGCCACGATTGAACGCTGGAAAGCTCACGTAGAGTTTCAGGCGCGCGTAAAAGAGATTGTTGACGAAACTGCCGCTGCACTGAAAAAGCAGGGCATTCGAATCAAAGAAACCCGTCTTGCAAAGCTTGATCGAATGGTTCGGCGCATTGAATCCGTTATTGCTGGTCGCGCGGAAGATATGCCCGAAGCGCCAGGCGGCAAGTCCGGGTTGCTGGCCAGAGACTACAAAGGCAAGGACGCCGACCGAACTGTTTACAAGTTCGACGCGCCGATGGTGAAAGAGTACCGCGAGTGCCTGAAACAAGCCGCCATTGAACTTGGCGAGTGGACTGAAAAACGAGAGCACACCATCGAAGACGTGACGCCCATCAAGACTATTGAGGCAGTGAAACCTAATGGCACTGCTTGACGTGTCCGGCGATAAAGTTCGGCTCAATTTTCACGCTGGCCAGTGGAAGGCTTGGGAGAGCGAGAAGCGCTTTGTTGCCGTCCTGTCTGGCACGCAAGGCGGAAAAACGTCATTCGGGCCGCTGTGGCTTTACCGAGAAATTCAGCGGCGCGGCCCCGGCGATTACCTGATCGTCACGCCGACCTTCACGCTGCTCGAGCTGAAAGCCCTGCCGGAATTCCGTCACTACTTTGAAGCACTGCTTCAGCTTGGCCGCTACGTCTCCTCGCCGTCGAAGTCCTTTACCTTTTCCGAGAATGGAGCATTTCGCACCTTTGGACGAAAGCCGGAACAGCCGACGCGCGTGCTGTTCGGCTATGCCGCGGATCCCGAATCGCTCGAATCCGCGACCGCGAAAGCCGCCTGGCTCGATGAAGCCGGGCAAAAGAAATTCAAGCTGGCCAGTTGGGATGCGATCTTGCGACGGTTGTCGCTGGCACAAGGTCGTGTGCTGATCACGACCACGCCGTATGATCTGGGGTGGCTCAAGCAACGGATTTGGGATCGCTGGAAAGCGAAAGACGAAACGATTGATGTAATTCGGTTCGACTCGACGGAAAATCCGATCTTTCCGCCCGAAGAATTCGAGCGTGCGCGGCGAGATTTGCCCGGCTGGAAGTTCGATATGTTTTACCGGGCGATCTTCACGCGGCCAGCGGGATTGATCTATGACAGTTTTGACGAGACTCAGCACAAATGCCCGCGCTTTACGATTTCAATGGACTGGCCGCGGTATCTAGGCCTCGACTTCGGCGGCGTCAACACAGCGGGCCTGTTCTATGCCAAAGACCCGAAAAGCGACCCGCCAAAGTATTACCTTTACCGAGAATACAAAGCGGGCGGACGGTCAGCGGTTGAACACGTGAAGCACTTACTTGAAGGCGAGCCAGGCATCCCGTTCGCTGTCGGCGGCTCGAAATCAGAAGACCAATGGAGAAGGGAATTTGCCGCGGGTGGGAAGGTTGCTGGCCAGGACGTGCCCGGTCTGCCGATCCGAGGGCCAGAATTTGCCGACGTGGAGGTCGGGATTGATCGCGTGTACGGCGCACACAAGCGCGGGCAGATTGTCGCGTTTGATGACCTGCCGGGTTATTTAGAGCAGAAGCAGACCTACGCGCGGGAACTCGACAAGAACGGCGAGCCGACTGAGAAGATTGAAGACAAAGAGACGTTCCACTTTATGGACGCGGAGCGATACATCGTTGGGTATTTGATGCACCATCAGGAATTTCAGCAGGACGAATGGCTGCGCTGAAAATAAATCCAACCCTTCGGCCAAACTCCCGCCGTGGCCGACGATAAGAAAAACCAACCAGATTACGTTTGCGCTGCCGCTGCCGAGCAGTTGCCCGATCTGCAGATCGTACGTGACATCAGCGGCGGGACGCGCCATCTCCGTTATTGCAAACAGGCCAGCGTCTACCTGCCACGTGAGCCAAAAGAGCAGGATGCCGCCTACGCGATACGCCGAAGCCGCGCGGCGCTGTTTAATGCTTATGAGCGCGCCGTTCACGGACTGGTCGGAATGGTCTTTCGCAACGAACCGGAGTTGAGCGAAGACGTGCCGGAAGTGATGCGCGGGCGAAAGCCGGTCAAGGGTGATGCCGCTGCAGGAACCGCCGTGCAAGATGCCATAGAAGGCCAGCTTGAGAATTGCGACCTCGCCGGAACGCATTGGGCAGTCTTCGCAAAGGACCTCTTCACTGACGCCTTTGAAGGGCACGCGTTTCTATACGTGGACATGCCGCCGAAGCTGCCCGACGGCGCAACATTAGCAGATGAACGCAACGCCGGCAGACGCCCGTATTTCGTCAAATACAAGAAAGACCAGGCCGTCAATTGGCGACTCGATGACCGGGGCCGACTTCAACAGATCACCTTTGAAGAGTGCTCAATGGAGCCGGACGGCGAATATGGCGAACAGGAAGTGAAGCGGTATCGCGTTCTCAAACCCGGGAGCTGGAAACTCTTTAAGAAGATCAAAAACGATAAGGGCGAAGAGTCTGTTGTTCCTGATCCTGACAACCCGGGTGGTGAAACCAGTCTGAAGGAGATCCCGGTTTCGATCTGCTACACCAAGAAAATCAAGCCGCTCATCAGCCGTCCGGCGCTGCTCGATCTAGCCGTCATCAACCTGCTGCATTACGCCGAAGGCTCGGACTATCGCACATATCTGCACATCGCCAGCCGCCCGATTCTTTGGTTTCGGGGCCGCGACAAAGCCAAGAAGATTGAGCCGATTGGACCATATACGTTCTTCGACGTGGACGGAGAGAAGGGCAATGTTGACTTCGCTGAAACGAGCGGCGCGGCGCTCGACGCCGCTCGTAACGATCTGAAAGACCTGGAAGAGCAGATGTCTGTACTCGGTCTTTCGATGTTGAAGCAGAAGACTGCGCAGAAAACCGCCACAGAGGAAGAAGGCGACCAGGTGCGCGAGTTGTCGGAACTGGCGACAGCGGCTCAATCTCTGCACGACTGTTTTGAGCAAGGATTTGGATGGATGGCCCAATATCAAGGCTTGCCGTCCGGCGGTTCAGTCAGCCTAGGTGTGAGTGATGCGGATTTGGTTCTGACCGAACAGCAGATGAACGCCTATGGGAGCCTGGCCGGAACCGTGCTCAGCAAACAGACCGTGCGCGAAATTCTGAAGGAGCGCGGGGCGCTGCCGGAAGCGTTCACCGAGCAGGAAGAGAAGAAACGGCTCGAAGCCGAAGGTGCTGAAGATTCCGCCAAACAGAAGGAGCGCTTTGATCAGCAGATGCGCAGTCTCGACCGTGGCGGCTTTGGAGGGTAAGTCGTGCCCTCCGTTTACGAAATCTCCCAAGCTTTCCGGGCGGCACTGCTTCAGCGCGATCGCACTGCAGCCGCTCGTCTCATCTCCGCTTACGGCGTCAGTTTTCAGCGCCTGCAAGATTCCCTCGCTCGACTCACCAAACAAATCGAAGACGCCCGTTCCCGCGGCGAAGACGTCACCGAGGCCTGGCTGTACCGGCAGGCGCGATTCCGCGAGCTGCTCGACCAGGCGAGCAGGGAAATGCTCGCACTCGGCAAGTACTCGGATGGCTTGATCAGTGAAGCGCAGCGCACTGAGATCGAGCGCGGCTTGCGGGATTCGGCCAACCTGATGGAGACGGCGGCAAACGAGGCCAGCATCAACGCCAGTTTCAACCGCGTGCCGACGTCGGCCGTCGAATCCGTGGTTGGCCATCTGGGCGATGGTTCTCCATTGCGCGGGGTGTTGAACCGTTATGGCGCCGAAGGGGCGAAGCGGATCGAGCAGGAACTGATGGCGGGACTGGTGGCCGGGGAAGGTCTGGCCAAGGTGGCGCGCCGGCTTCGTGACGTGGAGGAGCTTAGCCGGGCGAAGGCGATGTCTATCCTTCGCACTGAATCACTCAGGGCATATCGCGAAGCAAGCAGAAAAACGTATCAGAAGAATGACGACCTGTTGAGCGGATGGCGTTGGATCAGTGCCAAGCAATCCCGAACCTGTCTGGCGTGTCTCGCCTTAGATAACACCTTCTTTCCGCTCGACAAACCAATGCCCAGCCATCCTAACTGTAGATGCGTGATGGTGCCAGAAATCAAAGGCGAACCTCCCCGCCAGCGCGAAACCGCCGCTGAGTGGTTCGCCAAGCAGCCGGATTCCGTAAAGCGCGAGTCCATGACCGATGACGAACTGGAAGCCTTCAACGCCGGGCGCGTTACGCTCCGTGACTTCGTTGGACGCACGGATTCCGAAAAGTGGGGGCCCAGCTATCATCAGCTCAGCCTGAAGCAAGCGCTCGCCGGGAAAGGGAAGTTTCCGAGCAGCCAGCCGCCAGCGGTTACGCCGAAGCCGGTGTCTGTGCCACCTGCACGCCCGACGCTGACCGGCGCAGAGGCGCGCAAGCAGCTTCTTGATCTGCGCGCCCAATATGGCCCAGCGGATCGAAAGGCTGTTCTCGACATGGATGAGCGCGCGCGCGTGGCTGAGCGTGCCGTGCGCCAGGCTGAAAACGAAGTCGAGAAACAGGCGGCGGTCACCGAGAGAAATCGGATTTACCGAGAGAACAAGCAGCAGCAGGATTCGCTTCAGGAAAAATACCGGGTGCTGCTTTACCAGGATGAAGAGACACAGATCGAGGCGACATGGGGACACGACTTCCCGAACCGCTCCGAACTGGAAACGGGAGTTGCCGCCTTCCAGAAACTGATCGGCAAGAAAACTTTTGATCGGGGCGCGGAAGTAGAGATTCATTTTGCAAAGAATGGCCGTGCTTACTTCGTGCCTCAATCGAGGAAGGTCTTCCTGCATCACGGAAGTGACGCTTCGAAGGTCGCGCACGAATTTGGCCACTGGCTTGAGGATAACCACGCGGGCATCTTCAATGATATTAGCCTCTTTCTTCAGCGCCGGACGCTTGGCGAAAAAGCAGTGAAGCTTCGCGATCTAGTTGGCGACAGCTACCAAGACCACGAAATCACGCGGCCCGATAAATTCCTTGATCCGTACATCGGCAGGGTGTATGAAGATAAGGACGGAAAGCGATACGCCTCCGAAGTTCTGGCTGTGGGGCTGGAATACTTTTACAAAGCACCGGGCGTGCTGGCGTTGAAAGACCCGGATATGTTCGATTTCATTTACGATCTACTGAGAAAACATCAATGAGCGTGAAGCTGAAAATCCTGGATGCGGTATTGACGATTGACGACAGCTTGCATGTCGCAGCGGAAGACACTGACCTTGCCGCCTTCGCGCAGGCAATTGAGCTTGGAGCGAACGAACTGCAAGGATTTACTTCTGAAGCCGATCAGGCCAAACACGTCGCCAAGCGACTGATCGAACGCCACGGCGGCGAGATTCTTTCCGAGACAGAGCCGCTTTGGATGAATGATCCGATTGAACGGATTTACTAGCCCGCCAAAATAATCTCCCGCCATCATCTACCCTCTGGCCTCGATGGCGACCGATACCACAATCCATAAAGACCGACTGGAAGCGATTCAAGCTGCGCTGGCCATCTCGGATTACGGCGACACGATCACCGTGCATCGTCACGCCGACGGCGACGACACGCCACATAAAAACACGTGGAATTGCTGGTGCAGCCCGGTCGTTGTCGAAAAGCGGCTCGGATTGACTGCCGCACAGATCGCAAAACAAGCCCAAGTGAGATGGTAATAATGCGTAAATTATCCTTCCTTCCAGCTCTCTTTCTGTTGTTGACGCTGCCCGCGCTGGCGCAATCAGTTTGTCAGATACAAGGTGTTCTCTATCGAATTGACGGCGTCACGCCCGCCGCCTACGGCCAACTGAACATTGTCGAGACCGTCAAGGTCGGTGCGACGATCAGTACGAAGTCTCTGCCGGTGCGGGCTGATGGGAACGGCCTGCTGTCTTTCAACGCTCGTCAGGGCGCGTCTATCACACTGAAGGGAGATTTCTACGGCTACACGCGGGGCGTGACTGTAAATGTTCCCAATGCGACTACCGCGAACCTGTCTGACTTGGTGATCCTCACGACAGTGTTCACGACGCTTGGTGATACGGTTTACGCCGGCGTGAATGGCGTGCCGACGCGGTTACCAGCCGGTGCGAATGGGAAGTGCTATGTGATGACCGCCGGTGTTCCGGCCTGGGTGACCTGTCCGGGCGGCGGGAGTGGATTTGATCCAGTCACTGCCAACCGCGCATTGGCCAGCGGCAGCGATGGATTACCGGTGGCGTCAACGACCACCGATGCCGAGCTTGGTTATGTGGCGGGTGTGACCAGTGGGATTCAATCGCAACTCAACAGCAAAGCCGCTTCCAGCCACTCGCACGCCATCGCGGACACGACGGGATTACAGGCCGCTCTCGACGCGAAGGCGGCGGCCAGCCACACGCACGCGGCGGCGGACACGGTCAGCGGGACATTCGATGTGGCACGGATACCGGACTTGTCAGCAACATATCAGCCGGTGCTGGGATTCACACCTGTGCCGAACACCCGCACGGTCAACGGTCATGCTCTGTCGGCGAATGTGACTGTGACGCCCGCTGATTTGTCGCTGGTGATCGGTACGAACACGCAGGCTTGGGATGCGGACTTGGATACGTGGGCGACAAAGGCCGCGCCGTCGGGCACGGTGGTTGGCACGACGGACACGCAGACGCTTACAAACAAATCCATCGTCGCAACTCAATTGACCGGCACCTTGCAGGCTGGCCAGTTTCCGGCGCTGACCGGCGATGTGACGACGGTTGCGGGCGCGCTGGGGGCGACGATTTCGGCAAACGCGGTGACCAATGCCAAGGCCGCGCAGATGGCCGCGCATACCTTCAAGGGCAACAACACAGGCTCGACGACCAATGCGCTGGATTTGACCGCAACGCAATTGACGGCGGAATTGAACGTATTTGGCGCGAGCCTGAAAGGGCTTGTTCCTGCGGCGGCTGCTTCGCCGGATTCGACAAAATTTCTGAATGAGGCGGGATCGTTCGCTGTGCCCACTGCCACAGTAGATCAGACGGCGGCTTATACGTGGACGGGGCCGCACATCTTCAATAAAAACGGCGCGCTATCTTCGAGCACTGGCCCTGGCATTACCGCGAACGGAACATGGGTCACAGGCGGTACGGCAACGACCACGAAGCCGTACATACTGATTGAGCCGAGCGGCGCGACGAGCACGGGATGGAGTACGAGCGGAACGGGATTGGGGGTGAATGCGGCAAGCGGATTTACGGGAAACTTGGCCGATTTTCAAATAGCAGGCATAAGCAAGGTCAAAATATCTGGTGCAGGTGCGGTTACTCTTTCTGGCGGGTCGTTAATAACCCCCACTAATTTCGGCGTCAGCTTTAATACTGGCAGCTCGGATGCTATTTACAATAGCGGCAGTCCAGGAAATCTTATATTTTATGTAGGCTCTACGGATCAGGCCAGACTAGACTCAGCCACATTTCAATTGAAGTCGAGCCATAGTCTAGCTTGGTCATCAGGGGCAGTCGGCGCTGCTAGTGATCTCTTCCTCCGCCGCGGCGCTGCCGCCACTCTTAGCGTGCAAGGCGCATCATCGGTTGCTGGCACGCTCAGCACGCCCGCGCTCAGTCCGGCTCAAGTCACATCCGATCAGAATAACTATGCCCCCGGCACGGGCTGGTTTATTCGCCTCAGCTCCGACGCTTCCCGCAATCTAACCGGCCTTGTTGCTGGCGCTGATGGGCAGGTGGCGGAGATTTGGAACGTAGGCGCAAATAATATTGTGCTCATCCACGAATCGGCATCCAGCACTGCTGTAAATAGATTTACGAGCAGCACGGCTGCGGATTTGACCCTCGCCGCAGGTAAGTGTGCCGAACTTCGATACGATACGACCAGCGCGCGCTGGCGTGCTCGGTTGTGTAACTGACTCTTAACCCATTAAGGAGAAGCATGAAGAATTTGAAACTGACTGTAATTGGCCTTGTGTTGGCGTTCGCGCTGGGCAATCTAACCGCCACGCACGCACCACAGGTAGCTCTTACCCCATCTGTCAGCGCGGCATCGGTCTTCGAGAATGCCAGCATCCGCAGGCAGAACTACATCACGCGCTATCGGACGAACGCCGTGAAGCTTATTGAGGCGTTGGAAACGGCAAAGGCACTGAAGGATGAATATGACGGCAGCGCATTGAATGACGGAATCGTGGATGGCGACTTTGCCAATTCCTCCAATGACGATCTGACGGCGCAACAGTTCAAGGACGCAGCCGGGAACGTGGAGGCATTTCGGGCGCTGTTCTACGCCAATTTCTACGCAACCAACGTGTATCGGCTCAGGCGCTGAGAATTCGATTCAAGGCCACCACGAACCAAGGCGGTAAAGAAGAAATCGTCTGAGCTTTCTAAACCGACGGCGGGAAACGTGACCGCACAGTCTGCACCGATAGAGCGGCTTATGGATACCGATCCCGGTCTGCTGTTGCGGAATTTCGGCATAGCGATGCCTGCAAAGAACGACGCGAATTATTCTCAGCATATGTGGGTATGAGAGTTTTTGGAGGGGTCGGGCGGGGTTGAGTGAAATTTACGGATGGAGATTGAAGCCGTCAAGAACTTAATGGGAATCCGACAAACTTGAAGGAGCTATGAAGACAAAACAAACAATTCTGTTCAGTATGCTGGCAATCCTCTTACTGCTTTGCGCGTCGTTGTCCTACGCCAAAGACAAATACACTCTGACCGACGCCGAGCAGCGCGAGTGGGCGCAGTTCACGCAGATTGACCAGCAGCTAAGCCAGCGCCTTTTCGCCACCGTCGAACAGGCCCGCTCATTGTCCGCCGCCAACACGGAGCAGGCCGTGCGGTTCCTGGCGGCAATCAAAGAAGCGCTGTCGGCCATCGAAGCCAACGATCTGCGCAAGCAACTATGGCTGGAACAACTGCGCGCTGCGAAAGCAATCCCTGGGGGCGTGATCGAGGGCAAAGAATTGGTCAAACCGCCGAAGGCCGCTGAGTAGCTTTGGCTGGCACAGCAGGCCGATATGTGCGGAGTGGGTCGGGTGGTAAATCGCCCGGCCTTTTATTTGTATCAGCGGAGACGTCTACTTCTGCTGATTAAGTATTCGAAGGAATTCGTCCAGGTCTCTCTGGGTTAGTTGGCCTTTTCTGGCTGTCTTCCTTGCATGCGCTTTTGGAGGTGGAGGCGAAAACACAGTTGAAGTGAGCTTCTGGTTAATCAACGGTTTGGTTTGAACAGGCTTTTGAGCTTTCGCTGGTGGCAATAGTGCGGGCCCTGAATAGGAAGTCTTGTCCAGTTTCTGTAACGAATCCGAGAAAGGGTTTTTCAGAGAGCTAATCGGTAAACCGATGGCTGCGGTATTAACCTCAGTGATACCCCTTACTTGCTTAAGAGGATTCGTTTTGTAAGCCTTCGACTTGGATTGTGTTCTCCACTGCTTGCAGTCAGCCAAATTGCGATTTTTTTGAAAGCTACAAACCAGATCGGTCTCCTTGTTGGCAATATCCATCGCATCAACGCTATTTTTGGCAAACGCTTTCGCATCTTTATACATTGTTTGCGCTTTCGGACTATGAAGGGCTGAATCTGCCAGTTCGGAACCTTCAGCCTTCGCCCAGTTGATGGTGGGCTTGCTAACGTTCTGGGCTTTTGTAGAGACTAGGTGCCAGGCCTGACCCATAATCAGCCCAACGGAAACGACACCTGCACTGGCCTTCGTTTTGGCCCAAGAAAACCAGGATTCTTCTTGCATATACAGACTCCTTTTTATTGATGGTTTAAGCCCTGAATGAGCTTTTAAGCATAAGGGTCCGCACTGTCAAATTATTTCTTAAATTTTCTTGTATTATCTAATAATCATCTGCAAATGACGAAAAAGCCCAAGCACTTTTCGATGCGCGGGCAAGTCAACTCAGCTTTGGTTGTTGTTCGTGCTTGCGCCACTTGAATAACCAAATATTAGACGGCAGATAAAGCCGTGGCAAGTCGCGAAGTTCCCTCTCTTTCGATCCCTCTCCACCTCTCCAAAATAAATAAAACACTTCAGCAATACTCCTTTCCGTCGCGGCGAGATGCCGCCAATTCAAACAACTGAGGGAGTCAGTTTTTATGCCAATAGCACTTACCTACGACACGCGAGACGCGGTGCCGGAAGTACTGAAAGACCACGTTGCCGAGAAAGACGGCAAATTCATCTTTGAAGCCGAACCCGCATCCGTCGTGACGCAGACCAACGGGAAGTTGGAAAAGCTTCGCGGCGATCTGGACAAGAAAACCGCCCGATTGGGCCGCTACGCCAAACTTGAAGAGTTGGGCGACGACCTGGACGTAGATGACCTGTTGAGCCTGCGCGAGCTGAAGAAGCAGGGCAAGCCGCTGACCGCGGATGAAAAGGCCGAGATGGAGCGGCTGCACAAGAAAGCGCTCGACAAAGCGAACGGCGACCTGGCCGCAACCAGCGAGAAGCTGAAGGGCTACGAGTCGGAGCTGAAGCGCTTCAAGCTGGTGGATCCGATCCGCGCGGTTGCGACGTCTGAGAAGGTTGGAATGTTCGCGGAAGATTTTGACCTGGCCTGGTCAGAGATTGGACGCCGATTCCAGTTGGTCGAAGAGGAAGGCAAAAAGCCGCGCATTGTCGTGCTGGATGATGACGGCGATCCGACTGATACCAAAGTCGAAGACTTCTTCAACAAGCTCTACAAGCAACAGCGTCCGAAATTCTTCAAAGCGTCCGGAGCAGGCGGCAGCGGGGCGGCAAATAACACCAGTGGCGGCGGTGGAAACGGAAAAACAATAACTCGGGCGGAATTCGACGCCTTAGACCAGGCCGGTCGAATGAAGGTCTCAAAGGACGGTCTTCAGGTCGTTGATTAGCTGCCCGCGTCCCTAAACTGAAGGAGCATTTCTAAAATGGCGAACGTTTTAACTTCCCTGGCAGCCGACATCTACAAAGCCGCCGATATGGTCGGCCGCGAGCTGACCGGCATTATCCCCTCGGTGACGATCAACGGCGGCTCGGAGGCTGTTGCGCTCAACGACACAGTGCGTTCGGCGTTCACGGGCGCCGCGACTGTTTCCACGATCACGCCGTCTATGACGATTCCCGAAGGCGACGATCAGACGGTAAATAACAAGACTCTCACACTGGACACTACGGCAGCCGTCAAGATTCCGTGGACAGGTGAGGACATCAAGCACGTAGACAACGGCCCCGGCTTCAAGACTATTTACGGCGATCAGTTGAAGCAGGCGTTCCGCGCCATTGCGAACCAGATTGAAACCGCCCTCTGGACAGCAATCCGCAAAGGTGCGTCCCGTGCATACGGCACGGCTGGAACCACGCCATTCGGGTCAAACTTCAACGAAATTCCCCAGGTCCGCAAGATTCTCGCCGACAACGGTATGCCCTTCGATGGGCAAGTCAGCTTGGTGATCAACACCACTGCAGGCGCGAACCTGCGCTCGCTCGCGCAATTGCAAAAGGCGAACGAGGCGGGCGGTACCGAGCTGCTGCGTCAGGGCGAGCTGCTCAACCTGCAAGGCTTCAGCCTGAAGGAATCGGCAGCGATTACCACGGTCACCAAAGGCACGGGCGCGTCATACCTGGTCAATACCGCGGGCGGCGAGGCGGTAGGCCAGACCACGATCACGGCAGACGGCGGAACAGGAACGATCCTGGCTGGTGATGTCGTCACGTTCGCGGGCACCACGCACAAATACATGGTCAACACGGCGCTGTCGGGCGGCGCATTTGTAATCGGCGATCCCGGCCTGCTGGCACTGGAAGCCGACGACGACGCGATCACCGTCGGAAACGACTTCACGGCGAATCTGGCCTTCCATAAGTCGGCGGCGGAGCTTGCGATTCGTCCAATGGCTGACCCGCCGGGCGGCGACCTGGCGGTGGACACAATGATCGTGCAAGACCCCTGGACTGGCCTGGTCTTCGAGATCAAAGCCTACAAGGGCTTCAAGAAAGCAATGTTCATGGTGTCCTGCGTCTACGGGGTCAAGGCGTGGAAATCGCAGCACATCGCAGTTCTTTTGGGATAGGGCTGGCATTGCTGGGATGCAATCACTTCCGGCGCTGGCTATCTGGTCGGCGCCGGAAGGTTCAACTTCACGAGGGTAAAGCTTATGTCAGACATCAAAACTGTTCGCGTCGTCAGCAAAGACCCCGAATACCACAAGGGCCAACCGTTCACGATCAACGAAGAGGACTTCGATTCGAAGAAGCACAGGCTCTTTGATTCGGTGAAGACGGACGAAGCGCCTGACGGTCTGGAATCGCTGACCGTGGCCGAGCTTCGCAAGCTGGCCGACGAACGCGGCATTGAATTGAAAGGCAGTCTGACGAAGGCTGCGATCATTGAACTGCTCGAACCGAAGCAATAACCGATGCCTCTGACTGCTGAGAGCCTAATTACGACCGTGGGCGGCGCTTCGGCCAACTCTTACGTGAGCTTGGCCGACGCCCAGGCCTACCACGAGCTGAACTTCGGCTCGGATGCGTGGTTTGACCCGGACGGCGATGCGGTAACGGCGCAGGTTCGCGCACTGATTAAAGCGGCGAGACGGTTGAATCAGGAAAACTGGATTGGCAATCGGGTGGATACGACACAGCGGCTGGCCTGGCCGCGCTACGAAGTTGAAGTCGTTGATTCAGCGGGCTACGGCTACGTCACCGGAACGCGCTACTACGACACGACCGAAATCCCCCAGCAGATCAAAGACGCGCAGTGTGAATTGGCACTGGCGTATTTGGACGGATTCAGCGAGGGCAACGACAGCGGCGCAATCGAGAAATGGAAAGCCGACGACGTGGAGATCACGTATCGCCAGACCCGGCCCGACGGCGTAATCCCGAGTGAAGTAATGCGACTGATTTCGCCGCTGATTCAAGGGCCGCAATTGGTAAGGAGCTGATTATTTATGGCGAACACTTGGACAAGATGGGAAAAGTTGAAGCACCGCACGAAGCATCTTTGGTATGCCTTCGTGCCGAACTTCCGAGGGATGCGCAACGCGTCCGGTTCAATACTGCTAGGGCTCAAATGCGGACTGCGTGAAGCGCGCGGCGCTTGGCGTAGCGTGAATGTCTGGCCGGGATGGTAACCAATGCTGAGCACTGCTCAACTCAACCGAATGCGCCGCGACGCCAACCGGCTTTTGCCGGACACGGCAACCATTTACCGGCGCACACTGACCGCAGACGACAGCGGCAGCGAAGCGCCGGACTGGTCAACGAAAGTCGGTGAAGTGAAATGCCGACTGAGCGCAACCAGTGTCAAAAGCCGAGCGCGCGACATCGTTCGCGGCGGCCAGATCGAAGCGGCAGAGCCGTGGATCGTGAGCCTGCCTATCGGCACGGATTTGGAAGCAACCGACCGGCTCGAAATCGTCTGCCAATCGCGGCCTGACCTGACCAGCACATATGAGGTGGTGAGTAGTGTTGATCCGCGCAGCTTCGATGTGAATTTACGCGTGATCGTGAAGAAAGTATGAGCTTTACCCTGACCAGCAAGATTCCGCAGCTAACCGCGCAGATCAAGCGCGATGCGCGGGCGCTTGTGGTCAAGACGGCAGCGCGAATTGAGACGACCGCCAGGCTTTCGATGGCAGAGCCGAAATCAGGTCAGGTCTACAAGCATAGGGGTAAGGATCATCAGGCGGCCGCTCCCGGTGAATCGCCCGCTGTCCGTGACGGTTTTCTGTCGAGCTCGATCCAGGCTGAGCAGACAGGCGAAGCGTCCGCCGTGGTCGGTTCGAATATGGAGTATGCCGCTGTCCAGGAATTCGGCGGTGCGAATATGCCCGCGCACCCGTTCTTAGGCCCTGCATTCGAAGAAGCCGCAGAGAGCTTTGAAAAGGGCGTCAAGGAGTTACTGAAGTGAGCGCGCTTCGCAACGCCATTATTGACCACCTGAAAACCGATGCCGCAGTGGTTGCGGCGGCGACCGGGGGCATTTGGCCGGGGCTTCCGCCGAAGGGTAGAGCGTCTTATCCGTTCATCAGCGTCACGACGCGCCGAGGAGCATCGCCAGAGCGCAATTTTCGTGGGGCGGGAACGCCGGCAGACGAGATCGCTTTCGAGCGCGCCACTTTTCTGGTCAAGGCGATTGATAAGAACACGTCGCCGAAAGCCGCGTCAGACATCAAAGAGCTGGCGAGAACGGCACTCGACGGCGCGGAAGTGGCCGTCACGGGTTACACGCTGATTTCGTGTCAGTGGGTTGGTGATATTCCGGGTTATCCGGAGCTGGACGACAGCACGCATTACCAGCACGAAGGAGCATTGGTTGAGATATGGGCGACGAAAAATTGAAGAAAGTCAAAAAGGCTGAGCCGACCGAAGTGCCTGTAGGGGAATACGAGCAGCGGCTACAGCAGCTCAGCGAGCCGCTGTCAATACAATACGTCGCGCTGTCCGGGCTGAATTACGGCTGTGCCGTAGAAGATCCGGAAGGGACGCGCATTGAGGCCGGCGAAGACGTGCCGGCGGAAGTTGTTAAAAACGCGCCATGGTTGCTGGAGCAAGGACATGTGACCGTAAAGAAGGGGGCAATCAATGGCTAAGCATCGCGGTATAAATACGCGCGTCCTGATTGATGGCTACGATTTTTCGAACTACTTCAAGACCTTCCAGGGTGATGCAATGGTCAATGCTCTGGACGCGACCGGCTTTCTCGCGACCAATAAGGAATACCTGGTTGACGGCTTTCAGGACGGCAAGGTTTCGCTGGAAGGGTTCTATGCCCGCGATCAGGAAACGCCTGATCAGGTGGATAACATCTTGCGCTCAGCACTCGGGAGCGCTACCAAAAAAGTCGTGACGATTGCACCTGTCAATTCGGACACGCTTGGCAATTACTGCTTTCTTGTCTCTGCCGATCAATCCAAGCTGACCGTCAAGGATCAGCACAGCAATCTCATTATGGAGATGGTGGACTTCCTCTCTTCATCGGGATTGGAGTCGGGCGTCATCCTGCAGCCGGTCGCGGCTCTGACTGCTACCGGCAACGGAACTGCCGTGGACAACGCCGCGGCCACAAACAATGGCGGCGCGGGCCATCTCCACGTTACCGCCGCGTCCGGCACGACGCCGACCCTGAACGGAAAGATTCAGCACAGCGTTGACGGCTCAACTTGGGTGGATCTGATTACGTTTGCGCAAAAGACGACCGTCGGCGCAGAGCGCATCGAGACGGCGGGTCTTTCTGTCGCCCAAGTTGAAACCGCCACAGTCGGCGGTGCGGCAACGGCCAGCGCGAACGTGATTGTTACAGTGACTGGTGCTGGTATTGCCGGCAGTCCATTGGCGACGAATGTGGCTGTTGCAAACCTCGACTCCGCTGCAACTATTGGTGGACTGATTCGTGCTGCACTGAATGGAGTGTCTGCAATCACCGCTCTCTATACCGTCGGCGGAAGCGGCGCAAATTACACATTGACACGCATCGTTCCAGCGGCCAACGACGCCACGCTTAACATCGCCCTTGACGGCGCGACCAACAGCACGGGCGTCCCGGATGCGGCAAGCTCGGCAAATACCACGGCAGGCGTGGCCGCGCGCAGCATCTACCGCTACCTACGATTTATTCGCACCATCGGCGGCACTACGCCGTCATTCACTGCCACCGTCGCGTTCGCGCGGCACTGATTCAAGGAGTAAGAGGCAATGGCCAAGAAACGCGGCATTTTAACTGACTTCCGTCTTGACGATAACGCTGGAAGCCTGACCGACATTTCCCAGCAATGTGACAGCGTGGACCTGTCGAACGATGTGGAATCGTTCGACGTGACCACCTTCCAGAGCGCCAACAAGGAATACCTGGTGGGCTTCAGTGACGGCAAAATTTCTTTCAGCGGCTTCTACGACGGGACGCTGATTGCGCACCTGATGGGGCTTATAACCACGTCAGGCAGTGGTGCATCACGAAGCTTCCAATGGGGGCCGGAAGGTTCAACGACCGGATTGCCGAAGTTTACTGGCGAGGGCTTCCTGACGAGCTTCAAGCCGTCGAGCAAAGTGAACGAACCGAACAAGTTCACGGCGGAGCTTCAGATTACCGGCGCAATCACCGTCGGTACCTACGCCTAACCTGGGCACTCTTTCCATTTCTCACTTTCGCCCGGCTGGGCAACTGGCCGGGCATTTTTAACACGCATAGTGCGGACATCTGCACTGGCAAAAGAAAGGTTAAAACCATGCCTTTGAATTTAGCCGCGCTCGCGGACAAAAAAGCCGACTTGAAGTTTGATTTCGCGGGCGACGTTGTTCGCATCGAGTATTACCCGCACAAGGTCACACCGAATTACATGGCGCGTTTGCAGGCACTGGGAAGCGCACCTGAATCGGACGACGACGAAGATGGTCCAGCGAAGGAAGATGCGCCCAACGCTGATGCCAAGATGGTCAGTGAAATCCTTGTCGGCTGGGACGTGGTTGGCCACAACGACGAACCCTACCCGCCAACGTATGAAAACCTGCTGGCCGCCCCGCAGGCGCTCGTTTCCCGCGTGGCAATGGAGATCGTTGCGGCATTGGGAAAATTAGCGCAGCCGAAAACATCGCGGAAGTAGCTTCTTTCCTCGCCACGCAAGGCGAGGTGGGCGATTGCCCGGAAGAGTACAAACTGTTTCGCGCTGCAAGGTATTTGGGTGTGCCGCCGTGGAAGCTCGCCAAACGATCTGTCGTGTGGCTAGAGTGGGCCGTTCTGTTCGACCAGGCTGAAATCCAGGCATCGAAGATCGAAGCCAAGACAGAAGAGACGCGAGCGGAACATCAGAAGAAGAGGTTTCAATAGGGTGTCATTTCAAATGACATCATTTGAAATGGCACCCTATTTATCATCATCATCACAGCATAAAGCGCTTCGTCGCAATTAGCGCCGCGCGTATCGTTTCTTCGACCACTCTTTTGCATGCGACTGAATAATGATTTCGAGCGCGTAAGTCACCGTTCTACTTGATAAGCTGGAAACCTCTATTTCATAGTCGCCGCCTTCAAAGAGTTCTTGCTGAGACTTGCTGACAATCTTTCCTCCCTCAAGCGGGCCTTCAGGCCCAGACAGCCTAAAGCCAGCACCTTTAGTGATAGACAGGCTCATTTTCTGCCCTTTCTTAGCTCCAACAATATAAGTTTTTTGACTACTGCCATTAACTGTGCCCTTAACGACGGCTGAAGAGCGTCCACGTTGAAATTTTACGCGCTCTGTTGACTGTAAAGCCTCACCGTTGCAGAGCAATGCAATTAGAAGAAGAGTGGCGACTTTCACGGGTGAACTCCTCCGGTCTTTAGTTTCTGGAATAGATGGCGGCAGGATTCTGTGGCGCGTCCTGTCGGGAGTCAAGTCGCCAAAATTAACCCTCGCCATCGTGTAAAACCTCAGCACGATGGCAGTAAACGTATACGAACTTCAGGGTGTGGTGGACGTGCAGACCGGCAAGGCTGAAGCCGGCCTAAAGCGCGTTGACGCCGCTGCGCGCAATACCACAAAAGAACTGAATCAGATTGGGAGCGGGGCGGCGAAGTCGCAATCCGTCTTCAGCAGCTTTAGTTCGCGCGCCGTCTCTGCTATCAGCGCAATCGGTGCTGCCGCCCGCAAGTATCGCAAAGACCTGGACGATTTCCATGAAGGGATCAGTCGACTTCAAGGCGCAGCATCCGGACTGCGAAGCTTCGGCACGGCGCTTTCTGCTGCCATCACTGCGCCGCTGGTTGCTGCTGGCGTCCTGGCCACAAAGACCGCCGCCGATCTCGAAAGCGAAATCGCCAACATCAAATCCATCAAGCCGGACCTTGACGCGAGCAAGCTGTTTTCGACGCTGAACGAGATGCAGACGCGCGTGCCTCAGACTAGCAAACAGCTTGCGGCGGGCGTCTACAACATCTTTTCAAGTCTCGACAATATCAGTCAGGAAGGCGCGACGAAGCTAGTTGAGAATTTCGCTAAAGGTGCTACCGCTGCTCGCACCGACACAGAGACTTTCGGCACAGCCGTTATCGGCGTGATGAACGCCTACAAGATGTCCGTGGACGATGCTGGGCACATCTCCGACGTGTTTTTCAACACAGTAAAAAGCGGTGTTGTGACCGGCTCGGAACTGGCCAGCGAGCTGGGTAACGTTGCTCAACAGGCCAAGCAGGCGGGCGTTGCGTTTGATGACCTGGGCGGAATGATTGTCGCGGCCACAAAAGAGGGCGGGCCGGCAGCGCAGAATATCAACAACCTGTCTAACCTTTTCGCCAAGATCACGACCACGGACGCACAAAAGAAACTGAACGCCATCGGTGTGGCGACCACTACGGCCACCGGCGAGTTTCGGCCAATGATTTCCGTACTGGGTGACTTCAAAGCAAAGCTCGATCAGTTGAGCGGATCGAATCGCGCGGGGCTGTTGAACGAAATCTTCCCCGACCTGCAAGCGCGCACCGGCTTGAACACGCTCATTAGCCAGCTTGACACAGTGAAGAGCGCGTCAGCAGAGAACAAGAGCGGCAAAGGCGGCTCGGCCACTAGCGCGTTTGAAACGCAGGCCAAGACGTTCAACGCGCAAGCTGCACTTCTGAAAAATACCGTCGTGGCCATCATGACAGAGATCGGCGCGGCTATTCTGCCTGCCGTTACGCCCGCGGTGGTTGCGCTCAAGGACAGGATCGGCCCGGCGATTGTGTACGTGCGGAACCTGTTTCAAACGATGTCACCAGCAGTCAAGACGGCGCTGGTGGTATTCGCTGCCATTGCTGCCGCTGCCGGGCCAGTGCTTGTGGTCTTGGGAACGATTGGCGGCGCAATTTTAAGTGTGGCGAGTTCGATCACTACGCTCGGCGGACTGTCTGCGATTGGCACTGCCATTGGAGCGGCAGCCGGGCCTATCGGATGGGTCTTACTGGCCATTGCTGCGCTGGCCGCCGGAGCCTATGGATTGTACAAGGCTTGGCAAAGCAACTTCGGCGGCATTCGCGACACTACCGCGCGCGTGATGGCTTCGATCAAGGCGGCAATTGAGCCTGCACTATCTGCAATCTCGGCATTCTGGTCGCGGCATGGCGCACGGATAATGCAGATCGTGAGTGCGTGGTGGGAGCATGTGAAGAAGCAATTTGAGGCGGGATTCCGGTTTGTAATCAACCTTGTTGGCGGCGCGATTCAGTTCCTTGTGGGCGATTGGGATGGCGCGATGAAGAGTTTTGGGCTTGCGGGGCAGGCAGGAGTTGATCTTTTCAGGAATTCGTTCAGCCAGATACAGAGCGTGATTGGCGATTCGGCGGCATCAGCCATCTCTGCCGCAGTTGATTTGGGCGCTTCAATTGGCTCGGCGCTGGTGGACGCTTTAATGAGTCCACTTGGCGGATTGGGCGGGAAGATCGCGGACGGCCTGAAAGGCGCTCATGACGCGGCAAAGAATGTATTCAATCCCTTTGCTTCGTCTGCGCCTGCGCCTGCCGCTGCTGCGCCGAAGGCTGCTGCTGCGCCTAAGCCCGGTACATTCGGCGGCACGGGCAGGAAGTCCGACGATTGGCGGAATGCCTTCGCCGTTGATCGTCCGGCTACCGTAACAACCACTGCGCCGCCACCTGCCGCTAACAGTTCGCGTGCAAATGCTGGTGCTGTCGCGTCTGTTTATCGAAAGCAATTCGAGACAGCCAATCAGCAAGGCTTCACCGACGCCTTTAAGAAAGCGTCCGCAAAAACAGGATTCTCCGCTGACCTGCTAATGGCTATTGGTTCGCGTGAAACCAATATGAAAAACATCCTCGGCGACGTTGATCGTAACGGCGTCGCGCATGGCGCTGGTCTGATGCAGGTAGACATCGGCACGGATAAGGCATTCAAGACTTCCGGCGCGTGGAAAGATTTTGACAAATCAATCATGCGCGGCGCGGAGATTTTGAAAGAAAAGTTTGATTGGTTGACGAATAACGCCGGGAAGACGGCGAGCGTCAAGGGTAACAAGTTCGTTGTTCCAAAGCTTGAAGGTGAAGAAAAACTGAAGACTGCTGTCGCTATGTACAACAGCGGAGTTTGGGCACCGTACCACGTCAGCAAGGGTCGAAGCGCTGATTATGGGACTACCGGCAAGGACTACAGCGCGGACGTACTCAAGAGGCAGCAGGCATTCAGTACACTGCTGGGCAACAGCAGTGCGACGTTTGAAGCGACAGGAAATGCCGCACAGCAGGCTGCGCCGAAGATTGACAGCCTCGCGGTCAGTATCGGTGCGCTCGGCAATGCAGCCGTTGAGCAGCCGAAGAAGCGTCCAAGAATAGGCGGCGTGACATACGGCGGCGATGGTGCGACTGCAAGGCCGTTCACGGGCCGGATCGAAATCAAGGCGGCGGCGGATCAGATAGCAATGCCAAGCATTGCTCCAATTCCCACTCAAATACCCACGCAGACGGCAGCAGCAATGGACACAATGGCGACCTCAACTGCCAAGGTTGCGCCAGCGGCGACGGCGGCAACCAGCGCCACTGCCGCGAACGCAAGCCAGAACGTCGCTTCTGGTAAGGCCATCGGAGCCAATACAGAGAAACTGATTGATTGGGAAAGGAAGATGAAGAGCATGACCGCTCAGATGAAAACCTGGGCGGATGCACAGGAAGAAGCCAATCAAAAGATTGCTGAGTCTATGAGCGGTGCGGGCAGATTCGACCGATTCCAGGCATTCAACGAGCAGATCGGCAATACCTTCGACTCCTTCATTGATTCGATGATGGACGGCAATGCCAAGTTCTCAGACCTGGGCAAGTCTCTCTTCAAGGACATTTTCAAAGGGCTGACACAAGAGTTGATGCTGAATGCGACCGGCGGTAAATACAAATCCATCGGCGGCGCAATCGGTGGCGGCATTGGCTCGATTTTTCGCGGGGCGTTCGGCGGGCAAGGAGGCGCGGCGACTCAGTCCGGCGTGTCCGCATCGTCCGGCGGTGGAATTGTGGACAACGCAATTAAATCCGCTGGCGGCGGTGGCGGCGGCGCAGGTCTTGGCGATCTAGGTAGCGGTGCGGCGTCGGGCGGCAGTGTGATTGATAAAGCAACTGGCGCGTTCGACACAGCCAAGGGCGTCGGCGGGATGTTCAAACAGGGCGGGATGCTCAGCAAATTGCCCGGCGTCGGCAAGCTTGGCGGCTTCCTGGGCAAGATCCCGGGACTGTCGAAGCTGGGCGGGCTGTTTGGCTTTGGCGGCGGCGGCGGAGCTGCTGCTGGGGCCGCTGGTGCTGCCGGTAGCGCAAGCGGGATGAGTGGCATTCTCGCCGCTGCTGGCGGGCCTGTCGGCATTGGTATAGCGGCGGCGATGATGATCGGGATGCCACTGATGAAGAAGCTGTTTAGTCACGATTATCTCAAAGACTACAAAAAGCTCGTCAAGGGCGAATACGGTATCTCGATTTCCGATCAAATGGCCGGAAAAATCATGCAGATCGGCCAGTCGAAGTTCGGTAACGAATGGACAAAGAGAGAAATCGAAACCGTCAGATTGCAGGAAACGAGAGATATGTTGGCCGAGTACGCCGGCGCTTTCCAGAAGGGCGGCAACGGCAAGCTCTTCGATTCACGGATGTGGTCCGATCAGTTCTCAGCCGTCAATCAAATCAAGGTGGGTATGCGTGCGATGGGCGGGCCGGTCAGCGCCGGCGGCGCGTATATCGTCGGCGAACGCCGGCCGGAGCTGTTCATTCCGCAAACGTCCGGGCGCGTGGTTCCGAATCTGGACGGACTGAGCAGCGGCCGCGGCGGCAGTCAATCCGATCCTGAAATGCGGGGCTTAATGCAAGGCATCCTGGAGCACCTATCGCGGTTAAAGCAGGCCGATGTAGGCGCGATCTACGAGATGGGCGCGAAACAACGTCCGGGCGTGGCCCGCCGGGATGTGGAAGACGGCATGCGGAATGACCATGAATTCAGAAAGACGATGCGAGATGGAGTTGTCGGGCGCTGATCTATGCCAACGCAAACTTTTCAGTTAATCGGTCAAATCGGCTCGTCAGGCCGCAAGGCCGTCGCGCGTCTGCGCTGGAACTTCGGCGATGGCCATGAATTTGGCGCAGTCGTCGGCCACAGTGAAGGGCAGGAGTTTGTCAGCATCGTATTCAATGCGCTCAGTGACCGCGCTGCCCAAAACATCACCGACCCGGAAGACATGGTCAGCAAGACGCCGATGGAATACGCGCTGGATTTCTTCCTGCGCCGAGAGCAGGACGGGGAAGCGTTCGAGGTAACGACTACTCGCGGCGCGACGCTGCTGGTTTATCTCGATGAAGATGAAATCAGTTGGGATATGATCAGTAAGAACGCCCACAAGAGCGGCATCAAATGCCGCCAGGCGCGCACGTCGTAATGCCTTCGCCCCTCAATCACAATCAGCTCGAATTGCTCACCAGCACGCAAGCGGCGCTGATTGATGCCGCCTTGGCCGCGCGCAGCCTGAAGGTTGCGGAGTTGGTTGAGATTCACTTCAAGAAGCCAACGCCGGCGCGCAAGATATACGCGTGGTGGAATCCGCTCTCCGATCCCGCCTACACCGATCCGCTAACCGACTGGCTCGATGGCGATCCGCTGATACCCGGCTTCGTCGCCAAGGACACAGAGAAGCGCGAGCGTTTCCATAACATCCCGCGCACCGCGGCTCTTTCAGATGACACGATCCAGATGGAATTTGCCAATTATGGGCGCGTGTTCGAAGGGTTGGCCGTGCAGAATCGCGGCGCGAGAGTGGAGGTTTACTTCTTCCTTCCTGAAATTCCCGACGACGCTGCCGGAACTGATTATTCCGTCGTCTGGCAGTTTACGGGCCACCTGATGCGCAACGGCCCGGCCAATGAGGACTTCGTTCCAATTGCGGTTCGCAGTGGCATCCGCTCGCCGAATGTCATCGTGCCAAGCTGGGTATCCGGCTCAAACTGCCAGAATTACTACAATGCCCATAAGGTGAACGGGGTATATGTCTTTCCCGATGGACTGCCGGACAACCCCTGCGACATAGACTTACATTTCGGCGGCACGAAAGGCGTGGTTGATCCGCTCACAGGCGAACTCCCCCATACGTGTAACAAGACCTTCGACCAGGGCACAAACAATTGCGTGGCAATCAATGGAAGTGTTGAAGCCGCCCGCCGCATCTACGGCGGCGATGATTACGTGATCGAGTCAACGCTGATTGGATACGGCGATCACAAGACGCGCAGCTCAACCATTGGCAACGAGAGTCGCAACGAAAATGAGCGGGTCATCTACGGCAAGCGGCACGTGAAGTTGATGCATGTGCGCAGGATGGCGAAGGAGTTTAATTCCAACGAAGACGAGCAGGACCAGGGCACAGTGCGACTGGTAGCCAGCGTCAGCCACGGGCCAATCAAGTCCATCACCGAAGTGAAGGCGAACGACCGCCCGCTCCCTCGCTCGGATGGACTTGGCCTCGAAATTCGACTCGGCACGCAACGGCAGGAACCGACGACATATAGCGACGATATGATGGGCTTGAATCGAATTGCCCACATTCGCGGCGACCTGAACCCAATTGATCCGACCGGTATGCAGCCGCAGGATATGAACGTTGAGTGCACGGCGGAAGGCCGGGACACGGTCAATATCTACGACGCCGACGGCAGCTACACTCAAGCCTACACCTTTAATCGAATTGATTGCGTTCTGGATTGGCTATTAAATCAGTGGTACGGGTATCGGATGAGTTTTGATCGGCTGTATGGGCCGGATATTCCCTACCTGCGAGCCTTGAATTCGAACTACCACGTTGACCTGCAAGCCAGAACGGTTCAGCAGCACATCGAAGACGCCTGTCGCGCGGCGGTCGGCGGCGGCTCGCCTGGCTGGTTTAGACCGTTCTTTTATGGTGGCGCGTCGGGTGGTGGCGGTGTATGGAGATTCCTGCCCATCCTCAACACTGACCTGACGCTCGCCGACATTCCAACTATCAAGTCGAACTTCGGCGCAACCCGCCGAGTGATTATTGACGAATCCACGAAACTGCCGCGCATTACGCCCGACAGCAAAGACACGCTGGACATCCGCAATTCGTACATCGTCTTCATCGAAGACGCGGAACACGGCAACATTGATCGGCAGATCACATTTAATGCCGACGAAGACCAGTACGAAGAGGGAAGTCAGTACGGTGACGGCTCGAAGCGTCGTGACCCGAAGCAGGTAGACGGGACCGGGCTGACCACGGAAGCGGAAGCGCGTGTGCTGGGTGAGTTCTTGATCAAGATGGGCGAGTTCTGCACCGGCGGCTTATACAACAACGGCACGCTGAAGGTGACGATCCCGGCATTGTGGTCGGTTGGACTGAACCTGCACCAAAACAAAATTGCCCACTTTCCCATCGAAGACAACGACCGGCTTGAGCACTACAAAGACACCGACGGCAACCCATTTGAATATTACATGGTCACGTCGCTGTTTCGGAATTCCAGACTTGATCTTGAGGTAAACCTTCAGGCCTGGTCAGAGCCGTTCTGGAATACGTTCTGCTTTACACCAGGCGGCCGCGCGAGTGGGTACGTCACCTGGCCAGTGGGCGAGGCCGACGCAATTGACGGCCCGAATGGCGTGCGAACGATGATCTACGCCGTCAGCGCAGATCGTGGCGCGCACGGCACCACTTATCCAGATACTATTGATCCGGGCACGGTAACCTTCGATAAGTGGACGCACACAATTACAGCCCTGCCTCCTGTTGGCAAAACCTACTTTGTCAGTTTTCCCGGCATCCCCCTCGGCTTCCTGGTTTGGTGGAACGGACAGGTGTGGATTTATGCGGACAGTGGAGTTGACGCGGCCGTACTGCTGCCACCTGGCTCCGTCGGCGCCGGTGACACGCTCAGCCTGGAATGGGATTACAACGGCGGCTCGCCAGTGCGCAGATATAAGTGCAGCGGTGTAACGAAGCTAACCGATTCCTCGCCCACAGTGATTTTGCCAACAACGAACTTCATTGGCGCGAACGCGACGGACACGGGCGTTTATATCGGGCCAATCTCGTGGGAAGTCGTGTACAGCGGTTGCACATCTGATTACGCCGTCCAGCCGGTGGGGCAGACCGGCACGTCGTCAGTGGCAGGCACGCCCGGAACACCGGAGGCATTTGACGTGCTGGCGTATCAGGTTTTTGAAAGGCCGGAAGACCATTTAGAAGTTGAAGTTTTTGGAGAATAAGCAATGGCTACTTATACAAAAGTAAAACTGTCTGGCAGCACGGACGGACGCGGCGTAAAGATCACAACGACGGGGTCGCCGGGTGATCTGATCCATGAAGCACATCCAACAAGCTTGGATGAAATCGTTCTGAGCGCGTGGAACAAGGATTCCAGCGATCACACGCTGACGATCCAATTTGGCGACAACGCAGACTTGATGCCCGTGGTCGTGCCTGCGGGCGTGGGAGTAATACTGGCCGTACCTGTTGGGGCGCACGCGATATTGACGAACTCACTCCCTGTGCGCGCCTACGCGGATGCGGCGAATCATATTTACGTCGTCGGCTGCGTCAACCGGATAACGTAAAGAGTGGACTAATTCTCGACATCAAAAAGGGAATTGGGCCATTTAGCCGATAACTCATTGAATCTATTAAAAGAGAAGGTGGACTAAATGAAGTTTGAAGTATTACCGTTGGGCCATGCCAGCAAGCGGGGAGTATTTTTCGGAATATTCTTGGTCGTTCTTGCTAGTCTTGCGCAGGCTCAGACTCTGACCACAAATCTGCAAATCCCCAAACCAACCGTCGGCGCGCCGATTCCGCAGACGCAAAGTACATTGCGCACGGCGCTGGATCAGCTTGATTCGGCGACGGCCGGGAGATTGAGCAAGTCGGTTGCCGGCGGCTCGGACGTCACGCTGACGACAACCGAAGCGCGCAACGCGGTGCTGGAATTCACCGGGATACTGACCGGCAACATCAACGTGATCGTGCCGACGAAGGCGCGGAAATACATCGTCTACAACAACACGACCGGCGCGTTCACTCTGACGGTAAAAACATCCGGCGGCACCGGGATCGCAGTTACACAGGCAACTCGCGTCTGGCTCTACTGTGACGCTACGAACGTCGTGCAGCTCGACGCCGGCAGTACGGGTGCAAACTCCGCGCTGAGTAATCTGGCCAGCGTCTCGATCAATACATCGCTGCTCGCTCAGGCCGGCGTTGACCTTGGCTCGACCCTGAAGCCGTTCCGCGATCTGTACCTGTTTGGGGGCGGTACGTATGGGACGAACTACTTCAAGATCACCGGGACACCGACGGCTGCCCGCGTCTTTACGCTGCCCGACTTGGCCAGCAGCACCTTTGCTCTGATTGCCGGCGCGCAGACCTTCAGCGGGAAGGTATTCGACAATACGAACATCTTCAATAGCTACCACGACGTGACACGCATCGTCGCGCCATCGAACCCGGCCAGCGGCAGTCTTCGGTTATTTGCCAACAATGCTACCGGCAAGCTGGCGTGCCTGGATAGTTCCGGCGCCGACTGTATGCCGTCGGGCGGCGGAGGTGGCGCACCGGCGCTATCGGCAGTCACTGATCCAACCGGCAATTGGTCGCTGGCAATGGGAGCAAACCTGGTCACGCTTACGTGGGCAGGGAATTACGGTTCCTCCACAGCGTGGAAATTCGCAGGAAACAACACCTCTGCAACCGGGCCACTGGTCGAGATCAATACCGGGATCGGCAACAACCAGGTGCCGTTTCTGGTCGGTTCGCGCGGCGGGCAGGCCCTGAAGACGGACGTGCTAAACAACGTGATCATCGGGCAAACGGGCGGAATGTCCGGCAGCGCAACTGACGGCTTTCCTATGATTCCGTACATCAGCTCAAACGGCGAGCCGAGCGGAACTCCGTCGCTTGGCTCTGGCGCGATCGCTCTCGAAAATGACGGGATCTTCGGAGAATATCGTCTCTGGGCATACCTCAACAGCGCCTGGCGACTGTTGACGCCAACAGGCCGCCTGTATGACTCGCAAAGCGGTACTGGCGCGCAAACGATTGATTGGAGTCTCTCCCGCGAATCAATCGCAACTCGCACGTTGAGCATGACAGGGAACGTGACACTGACATTTACGTCACCGCTGAAGTCGGGGGTCATCGTGACATTAGTGCTGGTGCAGGACGCGACGGGCAGCAGGCTGGCGACCTGGCCAGCATCCGTGAAGTGGCCGAGCGGGACGGCTCCCACGCTGAGCACTGGCGCAAACAAGAAGGACGTTTTTCAATTCGTATGGGATGGCACAAATTATTACTCGCTGTCTCAATCAATTGACGTAAGGTAATAACAAAAGTAAAGCCGGACTTTCGCCCGGCAGGTTCAGCGGCAGCCAACTCAGCTTAAGAATGCGCCGCTAGTTGGCGGGATTCTACACCTCGAGCTGTTGATGTCAAAGAGTTTGAAGCCACCAGAAATGAAAATATTGGGGCTAACCAGAAGCCAGCCCCAATATTTTGAAAGACGGAATCAGGTTATTTCAGTTCTGTCAGTGAGATGTTATCAAGCTGCACTGATCTACCCAGGCCACCCGGATTTGTGAGCCTGAAAATGAGTAACGGGGTTGTTCCATAACCTGATGGGACATAAAAATCATAGATCAGCTCAGTCCCAACAAATGTCGGTGTAAGCGGAATGCTATAAGTTATCGGCGTGCCGCCGTCATCAATTTCCGCTTCAAGGGTCATCCCGCTGGGGCGACTGGTGGTATAGCCAAGAGCAAGCCGATAATATCTATCAGCCGTAATAGAAATCGTCCGGTCAATTGAGACAATGCCTCCAGTGGAGGGGGTGGACATAACGCACACATTTCCGACTAACGGCGCGCTCAAAGTTGTTGTTTGATTCGTGGCCGAAGTGAGGGGAGGGGCGGTGACATTCCATCCAGCCATGCCGCTGCCACTTGGAAAATCACTATTACTGGTTACAAGGTTAGCGCCCTGAGCCAGCGCGAAAGACGCCCCGGCCGTAAGCAACAGAAAAGTAGCGACGATAGACAAAGCTGTCCTATTCAGATTGAACTTCATATTTCTCCTTATAGATAGATTTAGAGTAGCAGGTGCCGCTTATGTGCTGCCGCATAGCAGTACCTTAACAGCACCTAGTTGAGGGGAAAGCTATCCCACAAAGGTCACACGTATCGCCTCCTGCCTGAAGCTTGGGGTTGCCCATTGCAGGTAGACGTAGTTGAGGAATAACTGACAATTGCACCACGCAAAAGGAATTGCGCGTTAAAGATCGTGGTTTAGGCTATGAGCTAAAGATCGTTTTGGAGGACAAGTTAGCAGAGGTAACTAAAAAAAGAGTTGTTGTGGCAACTTCTATATTTTTTTTATTTGGAGTGACCTGTAAGGCAGGAGGGTTATACTCCCCTAAAACTAACGGGTCAATACTGAAAATGACATCTTACGTGAATTAATTACCATGTAGGCATATCTTAAAGATCAGCGTCAGATAGTGAAGCCATCTCGTCAGATACTGAAGTTATCTTGTCGGATGACGGATTACAAGCTGGTAGGAGTGTGTCCATGTTGGCTATTCTACGATTTTTGCGTATACCTCGAATGCACAATTACTCGAAATTCGCGCCACCTCCGCCGCAGGCGAATTGGAGACAGACGGCGGAGTTTTGGTTCAGGTGAGGGCAGCGGCGGAGACAGTAAAGCCGCACCTATTCGATGCGGCCCTCGGCAGCACAAACTTAACCAAACAAAAAGCTGCCAGTTGGGGGGATTTTAGACCGGCGGCTTGCAGAGTCAAGCTTTTCCGTTCAATCCGAAAACTCTTCTGGAGTGTCAAGGTCGGGCGGCGAAGGCGCTTGCTTCGGCTTGCTTCGCGCGGAAGACTTGCGCCCAGCGCTGATCTGTTTCAACTCGTGGTCAAAGTAGATGTGACACATGGGGCATCTCCACATTGGCGGCTGGCGATTCGCTGGATCAAGTTTTTGCTCGCACTCTGGACACGGCGGGCCGTTGGTGAGGGTTGCGATTTCGGGAAGAGCGTTATCAGGCATTGCCTTTATATAACAGGTGGGATATAAGGCGCGCAAATGGCAGCGATACGTCGCTTGACACCTCGTGACGCTGCTGAAAGGCCGGGCGAAAGTCCGGCTTTATTGCGCAAAGGACTCTGTTCAGTAGAGTCCGATAACAGCACTTACGTGGTGTTACCGGGCGACAGGCTGAGTAACTCCCATCGGTCAATCTCGGCCATCAATGCGCGGTGATTCCCAGCCTTTGCTAAATCAAGTGCGCGGGCAAATGCCTGCACGCCATCGGATTGCTTATAAATTGTGTCCCGATAAAACGGACCGCGCAGGATGCGCCGAAGCAACGCCGCATCCTCTGGATCGTCATAGATCACCTTCGGTCGCGTTCGCTCGTAGCTACTGGCGGCCTGCGTAACAATGGCAGCGTAGTTTGGAAGGCCAAGTTCGACGGCTTCTAGATCGCAGGCGTCATAATCGCATTCGTGCACCAATTCAAAGTTAATTACAGTAGCATCGTTCGGGAAGAAGGCATCTAGTATTCGTCCGTCAAGGGCGTCCTGCTCGCGCCGCATGCAGTCGCACTTGAAGGGACGCGGCACGTCGCCGGTCACGCACTCATGGGCATCGTGCAGGAAGCCCCACAGCAGGTTTATCGGCTCTTTTGAGCGTCTATATGCCAGCAAGCCTACGAAGACAAGATGCGGCAGCAGCGGATACCAGACCGAACCACCAAAGCGACAAAGACGCCCGGCGTGTACGGCAATATCCATTGCGGTTGGCGTTCCTGTCGCGCCACCAATGGTCTGAACGTGGATTCCAGATTGTGTGATCATCTCTCAGCCTCCAAGTGTGATAACGCGACGCATCCGGCCACGCCGCAAATCTCTTTCACTCTGACGCCTGGCGTCAGCACTTCCCCGGCCAGAATCAGCGCAGCGCGCGCCGGCGTTGTTACCAGATCATCGTCAATCCTGAATCTCGGCCCGCCCGTCCAAAGACGATGGGGCGTTGAGTCGGTCTCGACGGTGCGAATGAATGCAAGGAATCGAAGCGCGGCGTCGGTGATGGGCTTGGGCTTAATATCAACCCGCACACTGACGCCTTTGCTGTTTTGGCCGATGACGTAAAAGCTCATTGCCACACCTTATTCGCTTTGCCGAAATCTTCGAGCAGTCGCGCCGTCATCAGTGGCACAGACACATCGAACAGTTTCGCCAACTCTTCTACTTGCTGGCCGTCGGTTAGATCGATTCTACCGCCAAGCTTCTCGACTTCTTTTGCGAGCAGAGACGGCGGCACAAGCAGGTAGGCCGCGAAGATGTTCGCTTCGGCTTCTTCTTCGTTAGTCACTCGTCCTCGCTTGGCTTGATAATATCTGGGTACAAAGCCTTGATCGTCCGCTTATCCGCATCTGTTGCCACGCGCTGTGTAACCCAGTTGTCAGAGTGGTCAGCAAGCCGGACAAGCCACACATCGCCATCGCTGAAATTGTGAAGCGCGAAAATTCCTGCCTCGCCATCAATCTGGCAGCCCACTGGACAAGTATTAGGTATACCGTTGCTTTCCTTCTCACTGGCTTCAACTTCCTCAATGGTCGTCGGGAATTTATAGCCAAGCCTTGCTTGCTCTATCCAAAGTCTTTTCAGTACAGTCAT